CGCAAGTTCCTCTGACACACACACAAGATCGAACCTTCAAACACACACTCACATGAATGGAATCTCCCTCTACCAACTTGCGGCGGACTACTTGAACGCCGACTACAAGTCTCTCTACAATGCACACGGACAGCTGTGTGTCATCTTTCGCCTCCCTTGCGGCCTGTGTGAGGTCTACCACGACCGCGAGGTCATGGACATGGCCCGCAAGCAAGAAACCTTTCTCTCAATCTACCCTAAAGGGTAAGAAATAAACTTCATCAGAAATTAGGATAAGTGGAAAAGATGTGCTTATCTTTGTAGTCGACAGCGACACAGGGTCAACGTCACAAATCAGAAACACACACTCACATGAACAACGCAAAGCTCACCGCATACCTCGACGAAGTAGACTACTTCATCACAGACATCACCCGTGACATCCTGAAGGGTGATGCCAACTACCCCATCTGCATCACAGACGAGGAGGGTCTCTTCCACCGCTTCATCCCACTCCCCTCCCCACAGAAGTCAGGGACAGAGACACAGAAGCTGACTTATGCCCGCCAAAAGGCACGGGAGATTGTCGAAGAAATCAAGGCCGAAGCGGGGGGACCGCTTGACTACGACACCTTCTACCTGAAGCGGTGACACACACACATAGAGTCCCATCGGAGGCTGTATCCGTAGCAGAGGGGGGACGCTCCTAACTGCGAGACAGGCAGAACCTGTTTAGGCACACAAGGTGACCGACTGAATGTCAAGCGCATTCGAAAGGTGGAGGTTCGATTCCTCTTGTGTCTCTCACACTCAAACACTCACAGACACATGAGAGTCAAGCTTTCCCTTCGGGACTACTGCCACAAGCAGATTCGCCTTCACAAGCAACTCCTGCAACACTCACGAAACGAGCAGAAGAAGCAACAAGCAAAAGAGAACATCGAGTATTACACTAACCTCGCAAACACACACACATGACTAAAGCAGAACTCATCAAGTCCCTCGACGGCATCCCTGACGACACCCCGCTATGTGTATGGGTGCAATCCACGCATGCCACTTACGACATTGAAGTGGACATCATCGACCATGAAGACGGGAGCATTCACGAAGTACACCTCAACGCCTACAACTACACAAACACATGATCCAACCTACCTTTCACCCCTACTGGACATTCGCCGCCGATGCTTTCGGTCGGACACTCTTCAACAAAGCGGATTGCTACGTTGTCACCCCGAAGAACATCAAGCAAGGAGACATGAATTCATATAGACCTGAACAGGGTTACGGGATTCAGTACATGCACCTGGGGGCAACCATCCCGATGCTTTACGAGGAGGGCATGTACAGCGCGATACACCCAGAGACACTGATGCGAAGCTTTCGAAAGCAATTCGATAAGGCTTGGTTCCACGCCGCAACCTTGGAAGAGAGCAACGGGAAACCCCACTGCGTCCACACATGGGTGGATGGTGAGGACTTGCAGGTGGGTGTCTTCCGCCTCTACCCTTCCAAAGACCGCGCTGAGTATGCGGAAAGGAGCACAACGGATTCGGGGGACTTCATCCTCGACGTATCTCAGCTCCGTCACTTAGAAATAATTTCAGTATGACACAAGACGAAATCCAAAAGGTGCAACAAGCACTCATGTTGGCGGAGATGTTCTTCATCGCCACCCCCATCGACACCATCGAGAAGATGGGTAACCCGCTCGGCAAAGTGCTGAGCGAGGCTGTCGGTATCACCCTCAAATACACAGACTAATGTACACAGAAGCAGACTACAAGCGGGTGCATCAGGGCATCATCGAAGACATGATTGACAACCTGATTACAGAGTGGCACGAATCCACCTGTCCACTCAAGGCGCGAGTTTGTCGCAACTTAGCTTCAGAGTTGGAGGCCCACAGGGTCCCCAAGGTTGAGAACCTCAACGTATGGGTGAGTGCCGCCAACGAGGAACACACACACAAAAGATCGAAATCATGAACGTATACTTAGTTTTCGCCCCTAACGGGGACATATACCACAGACACGAAGAGTTCCTCATGGATGACCTGCACGACCACATGGAGTCAGGTGAAGTCACGCTCAAGGCTTGGCGCAATGATGAACACCTTGACGACCACAGGGCACCGATGTTCACCCTCACAGGGAACAAGGAGGTTCAGGAGTGGCTTGACCAAAGGTCATAAAGAAAAATCTCCAAGTAAATTTGGAATTGTCAACTTCTTATCCTTATCTTTGGAATCCCAAACGGCACTACTGCCAAAGGGTAAATCAGAAACACACACAATGAAGTACGAATCATATAAGCGTGACCTTGCTGTCCGCATCCTCCGCAAGATTGACGGGCTTGGTCAGTTCCAAAACATGGGCGACCTCGAACGCATTGACAAGACCATCGAGGTTCTCGACGAGTTCCTGCCCGATGACGACAGCGTCAATCGTGGACACACTGAGTTGGTAGACATCGTCCCTGTGTATGAGGTAGACAAATGCCCTGACTGCGGCAAAGACGAACCCATGCACACAGACATCCACCCTTTCTGCCCTGACTGCGGGTACTCCTTCAACTGAGTCACTATCATCCAAACACAAACACACATGACAATGATGAACGATAACACAAACACCCGCTCCTTTGCGGAAGCTCTCGGCAAAGCCATCTCATTTGGCTCCTGTATCACCACCTGTGATGCCCTGCTCAATCCCCAGTCCTATGGGTACTTCTACCCCGCTTACGACTGCGACCCAATCGTGTGCTCACCGACAGACCCAAAGGGGACGTTCGAGTACTGGATGGACTTCTTGCAACAGGCACAGAGGTTTGCCACCATGAACAATCAGGACCCCGACACATGGGGCATCCGAATGGTGTTCAACCACGGCAGGGGGTCGGTCAATCTCGATCTTGTGCGTGTGGAGTACATCAAGGACAGGATGCTTGACATGGCAGAGAACGACAAGTGGGCGTGTCCAAGTATCATCTACAAGTTCGGACGCAATGAGGCGGTCGAGTCTGTCTACCTCACCAAAGAGGGACGCTCCCCGTACCCACAGGAAGACGACCCCGCTGGTCGTGCCGAGGTAGAGGCTGGGCGGAACCGCAAGGCGGACGACCTTGACGAGTGGATGTCAATGAACATCAGCTTCGAGGAATAACATAGCGGTTAGCGCCTATAGCTCAGTGGTTAGAGCATCCGACTCATAATCGGCAGGTCCTTGGTTCAAATCCAAGTAGGCGCACATCAATCCCTTCCGCATCACTAAAACAGAACAAATGAATATGTACACACGCACCGTACACCTTGACAAGCACATGTCCGAGGTGCTTCAAGACAGAGCGAGGCAGGAGGGAAAGTTCTGCGAGAGGATTCACGGCCCTCGTAGAGAGTGGAAGATGACGAAGGAAGAGTCATACAAGGTGAGGGGGCCACAGCTGACCCTCTATCGAGCGGCAGCCTACTTCCGAGCGCACTACCACTCGGAGGACATTCATGAGTTGCTCATGACGGGGGTAAAGGCTTGGGGAGCCTCCAAGGAGGATATAAAGCGGTTCCGCTCCCACCTGCCAGGCGGGATTAAGTTGGTGCTCGACACCCCTGCACCTGTGGTAAACAAGCGGCGTAAGCGGATCGTAAAAACGAAATAAAATGAGAATTTATAATAGTGAAGCAGGGCCTGTAGACTTATGCAAGAGTTGTTGGCCCACTGAGGCTGAGGCCAGAGAGAAGTACGGCAAAGGTCCTGATGGACCTGATGGTCGGGGCAACTGCTTCGAGTATGATGCGGAACACCCTTGGTTCTTCGAAGGGTGCAACGACGAGGGAGACGATTGGTTAGCCGATGACGGCTACGACTGCCAAGAGTGCGGATGTCGTCTTACACAGAACGATGTAAATAAATAATCAAAGACACCTGTTGCATATGTGTCAGAGAGAAGTGCAACACTCATCGGGAGCTGACACTCCTCGGATGAGCGGCGTGAGAAATACCCCGACTGGGTTCGACTGGGGCAAGGTTAAAATTTCCTCACATGGTAGGTGCCGAAAGATGCCAAACCTACCGACACATCCCCATAGCTCAACGGATAGAGCATCGGTTTCCTAAACCGCAGATAGAAGTTCGATTCTTCTTGGGGATACAAAAATAAATTTGGTAGATACAAACATTTGACTTATCTTTGTCCACGGCAATTCAGCCAATCAGAAAACACACACAATGAGATTACCTACACTCCGCACTGCGCCCCACTACTTCGTCATCGACTCCGTTGGTAGTTTGAACGAGGGCTACTCACAGACTACCTGCCGCCGCATCGAGGATGTCGTGGCTCCCGAATACGGCAAGTCTATGGTCGAGGAGTACATCGACCAATGGATTCACGGCATGATTGAGAATTACACGAACCTCGCAGAGGACCATATGGTCCCCACAATGGACATCAAGTACAACGTGGAAGAGTGTCCACGAGGCGGGTGGGTCAAGATTACCCCTAAGTTCAGCGACAACACCGACCCCTCAGACATGGAAGATTGGGGGTTCCAGACGCTCTTCATCCAAGTGTATGACGGGGTGATGCTTGGGGACAGCGTGGTTGTGTATGACCAATTAGACGACACCGTTGCCACTATCACACAACGGAGCACCGCCATACGCATCGCTGAAGAGTTCATCTCCATCGACGTGGAGCGCATCAAGCAGAAGATGTACGACGAGACCAACCACGGCGGGTGGGACAGACACTACACCACCAACCTCATCCACGCTTACGACTCACTCGCTGAAGTAGTGCGTAACCTTGAGTACCCACAGGCCTGCATGATTGACATCGACGACTGCTGTTCGCACTTCTTTCCTACACAGGCCATGAGGGTCATGACCTACAACGGGAACAACGTAATCATCACACTCTAACACTCACAAATATGTACGACTACAACTGGAAACAAGAACGCATTGACGGCGTTATGAAAGAAATCAGTGACATGACCTTAGCTGACATTGCAAGGCTTATCCTGACCGAGAGGTTTCACAGGAAAGCAACTAAGTACGAAGTGGAATGGCTGGACGAGCTTGCCGATGCCCTGCGTGATGGAGGCTCGTTTAACGAGAACACCCTGTACAAAGAAATGTACGCTGACCCGAAGAAAGAACTAGTTAAACGATACAAGAACGCATGAAGAACTTATCTATAGACCAGCACATACAGCTCGATAAGATTGTTGACGCTATCGAGAAATCAGAAGTGGTTGACTATGTATGGGACGCACTCGACCACGACATCACAGACACCATCGAAGGGGACCAGTACGAGCCTGGAAACTTTCAGGGCGACCTACAGGAATTCATCTTCGGGTGGGTCATGGGGGAAAAACTACCTAAACAATGAAAATGAATTGGTACATATACAGCTTTCATGGCGGCGGCTGGAATTCAGGCCAAGCCACAGACATTCGATCCGCCCGCAAGCAAGAAGCCGAGAGGTGGGCAGACTCGCCCAACCTCATCCCCAAGGACGATTCCTTTAGGAAGGTGACTTGGACGGAGCTTGAGGAAATCTACAGAATGACAGCAGACTGATGAAAGACATAATTAAAACCGCAACCTTTTGGGAGCTGGTCACATGGACCTGCTTAGTATTAATCGGATGGACCATTGCTGGGTCTATCGCAAACTACATGACGTAATGGACGAGAAAATGTACAAGCTTGCTATCAAGGCAATCAACAACCTCATCGAGGCAGACGAAGTAGAGGACGACCTGTATGCAGACGCATTGATGGTGAAGCAGTTTATGGTGGACACAGCCGCGCAGATTCCTGTGCCTGTCCCCTTCAACGAAGGAGTGGCCCCTGCAATGCAAACCACTATCGAAGGCGCACAGAAGCGCATCGCCGCAGTCATTGACTGGTACTACAATACTGGACGTAAGTGCGCCAACGCCCCTAAACTCGACTACATCGCCATCTTCCTCGACTCCGTGGGTGACGAGATGGCCGCCATGACGAGCGCATACAAATCCCTGCATGAGAGGTACGTCCAAAGCATCGCCGCGTCAACGTCATCAATACACGCCGCTAATGATAACCGATGAACACATGGACCAACTTCGTCGCCGCATAGATGATTACAGCCAAAGGGTGTCACAACGCCCCGACGACAGGCTGTCCACTATCATCCTCGACGCAACACTCCGCAACTATGAAGCAAAACTCAGACTCAAGATTCAAGATGACGACACTTCAACTGCATCGACTGATGTCTATTACTGAAGACGCCATACTCAAACTCAAAGAAGAAAACTATTCCAAGTCTGTTCTCTTACGCAAAAGATTCGAGAGACTACAAGACGAACTATACGGACAACCAATCAAATGAACGAAGAAACCAACGAGTACATCTGGGCATACCTCCGCGATGGAGAGCTGTTCCACACCCCAAGCGTAAATCTGGCCTGGGAGCGAGGAGATAAGGGCGAGCCTATTCTCATCTACATGAAAGAACAAGAAGCATGAACAACGAAAGAGCAATCAAGATTGTGTCGGCAATCACCGAAGAAAACACAAAGGAAGATGTAATCGCCAAGGTCTTTGCCTGTGAGGACATCATCGAGCAGGACGTAGACTCATGGCTGGACCTTCCACTGCCACTACACCTCAATCAATTTGTAGAGCACTGCAACTCTATCGCCTCCAAGTTTATCGACGAGCGATGCGATATGTTCGGATACGATGACGGAGTCAAGATCGAAATGCACAACCTCAGGGACAAAACAGAGAGCGTCCTTATCGCCATGATTACATACTCCGCTTGCTATAACGCAATCGCAAAGGAAGCAAGGTCAGAACGCTGACCTTCGGGCGGGCGTATGGTGTGCGGGGAGAACCCGTAACAAGGCCAGTGAGTGGCCCCTGAGAAACAAAGTCCGCCTTTTCCTTGCGGAATTACAAAACACACACTAAATTCACAGAATGAAATTCAATCCACACAATAGAAAACTACTAATGCTCTCGTCCATTGAGAGCTACTACAGCGCCATCGCTATGATTCCTGATGGCTCACGAAGGGCAGAACAAGTAATGGCACGTAATGCCATCGCAGTAGCCCTAAGTAGCTGGGCTGACAACCAACAGGAGGTAGCCGAGGTTCTCGGCAGAGACAGGTCTACAATCGCCCACATGCTTTTGGGACACGAAGACAACCTGCAATTTTGGGACGGCTACGCTGACCTACACAAGATGGCTGTCATGATTGTAGACAACAGGTTGTCCGCATCAAGTAAGGCAGACAAGCTTGCTTCCATCACAAACAAGATTCACATTTTAGAACAAGAAGCCGCACTTTTGCGCAACGAACTCAATTCAATTCCAATCACACAAGCATGAGTAACTACAAATTCAAGACCACGAACATCCGTGGCAAGCAGTACGTCGAGGTAAACGAACGCATCAAGTTTTTTCGTCAAGAAGAGCAATACAAGAACTGGGGGTTGCATACTGAGTTTCCCATGCTCACCACTGACGAGTGCCTGTGCCGAGCCACAATCACGGATCGAGACGGGAGCGTTGTTGCAGTGGGACATGCCCACGAGGTAAAGACAGCCTCAAACATTAATAAGACGTCATACGTAGAGAACTGCGAAACGTCAGCTGTAGGGCGGGCTTTGGCTATGCTTGGTATCGGTATTGATGCTTCTATCGCTTCAGCGAATGAAGTCAAAGATGCGATTGCTAAACAAGACTCCGCCTCAGTAGAGATGAAGGAGGACAAGTTCAAGCACCCTGCCGCCGCAGAAGAGACCCCAGTGACCATCATGGACAAGGCGGTAAACTACATCAAGGGACAGCAGGACAAGGCTAAGGCTTACGACAGCATCCTCTCCAAGTATGGGGACGACCTGAGCGACAAGCAGAAAGCTGGACTTAAAAAGTTTGTACGATGAACAGCACACAGAAATTTCTACTGGCCTTTTCGTTGGCCTCAATGACCCTCTCACTGACCTTGTGGTTTACTGGGAGCGAGTTGCCCGCGCTTTACGTAGGCATCTGGTGTCCAACTGCATTGTCTTTACACCCATATTTTAATGATTGACATCCCAACAGCACTGGAGGAGAGGTACGGCAAGGCACACTTGTCCTACTCCTCCCTCAAGGTTGCGCTTGACGACATGGCCAAGTTCGACCTTTACATGAAGCGGAAGATTAAGTTTGAGTCACCTGCACTCACCTTTGGTACGCTTTACGATATGCTCCTGTTCGAGCGGGAGAGAGCTATGGATGAGTATACCATATTGTCAGACGACAAAGTCCTAGACCTGTGTTCAGATGCGACGAAGAAGATGAAGAAGCCTAAGCTTTCTTCTGACTTCAAGAACGTAAAAGCACAGTTTCTCGAAGAGGCTGAATCAAACGGCAAAACGATATGCTCACCTGAAGACTGGAAGATGGCTAACGAAATGATCGACAGGCTTGATGTCTGTGGGCTTACCAACCAGTACCTGTCAAGCGGTAACTACCAAGTAGAATTCAATGAGATGATTGGACCAGTAAAGGTCAGAGGGTTTCTTGATTGCTTGGGTGACGGATACATCGTAGACTCCAAGTCTACAAAGTCCATCAGCAAGTTCAGGTACAGCGTCCGTGACTTCAGTTACGACATCCAAGCATACATATACACCACGGTCTTCGGTGTAAGCGAGTTCTATTGGCTTGCTCAGGAGAAGACGAACCCTTACCTGCCAGCAATCATCCAGTGCTCGGAAGAGACGCTATTCGCTGGCGAAATGAAGTTCAATGATGCAATTAAGAGGATTGAAAAATTTCTTAGAGAAGGAGATAGCCCCGTTCAGGACTACCTTCAGTTTAAAATATAAGTCAATGCCGTACTTAATTTACGGACTAGGAATGTTGTCGGCCTATGCCGTAGGCATTACCTTAGCAATTACAATAGCAAACAAATTATAACCCCAAATTTAATAAACAAATGAGCGATACTAAGTATGACTCCGTTCTCGTCGGCTGGGCCGATGACCCCAAGTACAATGACAATAACGAGCTGATGAGCTGGAACGTTCGATTGAAGGACCACGAGCTTAAGGATATGCTCGACCAGTACATGACCCGCAAGGACGACGAAGGTCGAGGTGGCAACGTGTACATCACACTCTTCATGAGTAAAAACGGCAAGGCTTGCGCCCGCGTCTTCAATCCTAACAGCGAAGCCGCTAAGGAGAAGCGTCAGGCTAAGGCCGCTGAGTCTCAGGTTGCCAAGGATGACCTTCCTTTCTAAAGGGTTCGGGCTATACGCCGCAATGGATTGGGGGTTGAGGGACATTAGGTTTCTCAGCCCCCAAACTTTCTCAGGTAAAAAAGACGGGAAGACAATGAGCTTCTTCGTTCACTTGGAAGAGTATGATGAGGACTTTACAATATCCATACCTCACTTCGATACCGAGTTCCTGATAGCATTTATACCAAACAAAGAGGGAGACAACTGCGTCATCCTCACCCATAAGGATGCATCCGAAAAGATTGGGTGTAGAGTAGAGATGACATGGATATCTCAAAACCTAAAACGAAAGTGGAATGCAAACCTCAAAGCCGCCGATATACTCGCTAACACTTGACATCGCCTTTAAGAAGGGCAAGAGAGTGTACAACAGAGAAGCCTGGGCTGTATCTAGGCACAACACGCCATCCGAGCTGATGTCCAAGAGTCCTCATACAATGGACAGACTAAAGCAAGAGTGTTATGGCAAAACATACAAGGGTGACCGCAGGGTCATTATAAAGAAAGTTCGGTCTGAAAAGATCGTGGGATACGTAAACAACAATGCGATATGAAACCTAAGCACTATGACATGAAATTCCAGCCAGTGGAATTTATTGTAATCAATGACATTCCTTTCTTGGAGGGTAACGTAATTAAGTACGTGTGTAGACACAAAATGAAGGGTGGGAAGCAGGACATCCTAAAAGCAATCGAGTACCTGCAATTCATAATTAAAGACCAATACACCGATGAAAGTGACATTCTTCAAGAATCTCTACGACAAGGACGCCCCTCACCACGTAACCCTTCAGACCTCTCTGGAGAGAATCAAGGATGGCCAGTCGAAAACCACGATTGAAGCTGTCCGCAATGGCGACAAAGACGCGAAGAAGAAGCTCCCGATTGTATGCTTTAGCGGGGAGTTCTCAGACCGCAGTGACGAGGGCTTGTTTGAACATAGCGGGCTCATTGTACTGGACTTCGATCACATTGACGTTGAGAAATCGAAGGGCATCTTGGCTACTGACGCTCACGTCTATTCCTGTTGGGTTTCTCCATCGGGTGACGGGCTCAAGGCGCTGGTAAGGGTAACCAATCCCGAACGCCACCGCGACCACTTCCGAGCACTTAAGACTTACTTTCACAAGCAGTACGACCTTGAGGTAGACGAGTCTGGAGTCAACGAGTCTCGCGCATGCTTTGAGTCATACGACCCTGACCTAATCATAAACCCTGGAGCTACCAAGTTCGGGGCCTTCGCCTCTGAGCGCAGTGAACAGGTTCAGGAAGCTAAGCGCGGGGAATTTACAGACTACATGAAGCTGAACCTTGCGTGTCGCATGATTCGCCAGTGTGATGATGGGGAGAAGCACAAGACTCTCCTGAGTGCCGCACGATTGGTAGGTGGATTTGTTGGGGCTGGCAGAATTGAAGAGGAGGAAGCCGTAAGGGTATTGTTCAGGGAGATTGAGAAGCGAGACATAGACAGCGAGGCTCACGCCATCAAAACCATCCGAGAAGGATTGGAGAGGGGTAAACAAGACCCCATTGTAGATGTCATTGGGGCAGAGCAGGACGCACAGAGGGAGCTTCTAATCAATGATGGAGACATGTCCTTCATCTCTTCTGACGACGAAGACTTCAGGTGGATTGATGACTACGCAAACGGGCGCATTGAAGTTGGCCTCGATACTGGTGACCCCAACCTAGACAAGTTCTTTAGGTACAAGAAGGAGTTCACTATCATAAACGGACACAGCAACGTAGGCAAAACCACTATGATGTTGTACCTCATGGTCAACTCAGCCCGCCGACACAAGTGGAAGTGGGTGGTATACTCCTCAGAGAACCGCACGGCATCCCTTAAGATGACACTCATGCAGTTTGCGACGAACAGGAAGATCGGAGACATGACCTTCGAGCAGCGGAAGCTGTCCTACCAATGGGTGAACGACCACTTTACAGTGATTTCTAACAAGGAGGTCTATAGCTACACGGACATCATCGTCTTCCTCCAGAAGATTTACAAGCAACAGAAGTACGATGCGGTACTGGTTGACCCATACAACAGCCTTAAGCTGGAGTTGTCGGGACAAGGCAATAGCCATGACTACCATTACCAAGCGGCCTCAGAGTTTCTTACATTCTCAAATGCCAATGACGTGGCTGTGTGGCTTAACATGCATGCCGTGACCGAGGCGCAAAGACGTAAGGGTGACGATGGGCTTCCTGTTGCTCCGTATGCGGAGGACACTGAAGGCGGAGGTAAGTTCGTCAACAGAGCAGACTGCTTCGTTACCATACACAGGAAGGTCCAGGCCCCTGACAACAATATCAAAAAGACCACTGAGTTTCACGTTCGGAAGGTCCGTGACGTAGAGACAGGAGGACAGCCTACATCGTTAGATGACCCAATAACATTTACTATGGATGCATCAATGACAGCATTTAGGGCAACTGCGACAGGGGAGAAGCTCTTCCAACCTATTGGTAGTGAGTTCAATAATTACAAATCTTTTAAGTTGTCCCCAAATAACGGGTTCGTGTCTACATAGGCTGTACCTTGCCCATGTGAAACGAAAGAGAGGACAGACTTCCAAAAGGAAGACCGCTAAGAAAAGAGAGTTGGGAAGATACAAGAGCGGGTTAGAAAAAACCTGCGCAGATCTTTTGTCTGAATACGGGCTAAGTTTCTGCTACGAGGAGCACGAATACCTCTTGATGGACAAATTCCGATACGAAGGTGTATACTGGAAGATGACCTCAAAGAAGAAGGAGATGACCGATCGTAGCGGAAGCATTGCCCTCCCAATTCGATACAAGCCCGACTTTGTTGCCAAAGACGAGAGCTGGATAATAGAGACGAAGGGGTTCCTTCACTCACACCATGACTTCCCGATGCGTTGGAAGTTGTTTATGAAATACTTAACCGAGCTTGGAAAACCACTCCCTATGCTGTTTATTTGTAAGAATCGACAGCAAGTTGAACATGCAATAAGTATTATCAAGAACGATGAACCCAATATTAAAAGAAGAAGTAGCGAGAAGCTACGGCGTGGCATGCGAGAGGATGCACAGGCTGATGGCGAGATTCTATGAAGACCTATTTACTAGGGACGGAAATCCACACAGGAATCCAGCCCATGTGATTGAGCTCACTCAGAAGCTCCGCCAACAACTCAACTACGAACTCGACCTCGTCCGCGAGGCCTCTAAACAATACTTCGAATCTAATGATCAGCAAAAGCCGCAAGGCTTATTCGGGATCGACGGGGAGGGTAGCTGAGGTCAGGTTTGTGAGAGCGGCAGAGGAGAAGGGGCTTCAGGTGACCAAGTCATCTCGATCGGAAGACATATATAAGCACGTAGACTACTGGCTTGCCATGGACGATAAAGGCAAGTGGGGAGTAGACGTCAAAGGAAACAACCTACCAGACGAAATTTGGGTAGAGTTGCAAAACGTTGGGGGAAATCCTGGCTGGCTGAAAGGTGACTCATCAATCATTGCGTTCGATATGCCAGAAGAAGGGGGTTTCTCAGTGGTTAATCGCGTAGACCTACTGGAATACGTGAACCAAAATGTAAATACCGAGGTTGTAAGAAACAAGCGAGACGCGTATAAGAGATTGTACCAGCGCAAGGATCGACAAGACCTAATCACAATACTTCACTTAAGGGATATAAGGGGGTTAGAATCGTACAGGGTATGGAAATACTTTGAGGATTACTGACTAACTTGTAGGCCTTTCCTCTAAAAAAATATCTATACATGAAGACCTCGATCTTTGAGAAAAGGCTGAGCTATAAGCCCTTTGACTATTCTGAAATAACTGACCCGCTAATCAATGCGATGTGGGCAAGCCACTGGACTCACAATGAGTTCAATTTCAAATCTGACGTCCAAGACTACCACACAAGTCTGTCTGAAGAAGAGAGGGGTGTGATCAAAAGGGCTATACTGCTCATCTCTCAGGTTGAGGTGTCAGTCAAGTCTTACTGGTCTAACATCGGTAAGCACTTGCCTAAGCCAGAGATTGCGGATATGGGGGCTGTATTTGGAGGGGTCGAGGTGATTCACTCTAGAGCATACTCAGAGGTACTGACCAAACTTGGACTGGAGGACGAGTTCACTACTCTGCTCGACAACGAGCCTGTGATGAACAGGGTTAATTACCTAAACAAGTATGTCGATAGAGTGTACGAAGACGACCGAAAGCAGTTTCTGTATAGTCTGATTCTGTTTACTCTCTTCACCGAGAACGTGTCCTTGTTTAGCCAATTCTACACAGTGCTGGGATTTAACAGGTTTAAGGCTGTCCTCAAGGATACCGCAAACGTTGTTCAGTACACGAGCAAGGAGGAGAACCTTCACGCAGAGGGGGGCATGGCTTTGGTCAACCAAATTAAGGCCGAGCACCCAGAGCTGTTTGACGAAGAGTTGATGTCCCGAATAAAGGAAGAGGCAGGAGTAGCACTAGAGGCAGAGACCCGTCTCATAAAGTGGATCCTTCAAGGCTTTGAGAATGAGTTCCTTAGTGAAGATATATTAAACAACTACTTGAAGAGCAGGGTTAACGAGAGTCTTTCCCGTATAGGTTTTGACTTCTCATTTCCTGTAGACGAGTCTTTGGTTAGTGTAACCCAGTGGATGGACGAGGAAGTGTACGCCTCAGCTTTGTCTGACTTCTTTCACAAGAAGCCTATCGACTACGCAAAGAGTACTAAGAGTTTCACCGCAGAAGATTTATTTTAATGAAAGATTTTTATTGGGTCACAGAAGAGACCCGTCAGTTCATGGAGAAGGGATACCTAGATCCAGGACAGACAGTAGAGGAGAGGGCCAGAGAGATTGCCGATCACGCCCAATCTATTTTAGACGAATACAAGGGATACAACATGCATCCCAACTTCGCAGACGAGTTTTACGAGTGCATGTCCAAGGGTTGGTTCAGCCTCAGCACCCCAGTATGGGTGAACTTCGGCAAGACCAAAGGCCTCCCTATCTCTTGCTTCGGAACTCAGCTTCAGGATGACACATTCGACATCTTGAGAGGAGCCGCAGAGATTGGAGCCATGAGCAAAGTTGGAGGAGGTACGGCCACTTACTTCGGAAACCTGCGTCCTCGTGGAGCTAAGATTTCTACAGGTGGAGAGACTAACGGCTCTGTATCTATGATGGAGCTGTTTAACACAACTACAAACGTTGTGTCTCAGGGCAAGGTTAGGCGTGGTAGTTGGGCGGCATACTTGGACGTAGAGCACGACGACATAGAGGAGTTCCTTCAAATCCGTAGTGAGGGTCACCCTATTCAAGATGTTTCTTTCGCTGTGTGCATTAGCGACAAGTGGATGCATGAGATGATCAAAGGAGACGCGAAAAAGCGCTCCATCATGGCCAAGATTCACAAGAAGCGTAGCGAAACGGGATACCCCTACATCTTCTTTACAGACAACGTAAACCATCAGAAGCCTGTCTGGTACAAGGACAAGGGCATGGAGATTAAGCACTCCCAGCTGTGTGCAGAGATCATGGAGTATACCGACGACAAGAACAGCTTCGTGTGTTGTCTGTCTTCAATGAATGCATTGCATTACGACGAATGGAAGGACTCTAATGCTGTCTCCCTTTTGACTGCCCTGCTGGACACAGTTTACACCGAGTTCATCGACAAGGCCAAAGACCTCCCGTTTATGGAAAAGGCTGTTCACTTTTCTCGTAACCACAGGAGCATTGGCATTGGGGTGTTGGGGTATCACTCCTACCTCCAGAGCAAGGGCATTCCTTTTGAGAGTATTCAGGCCAGGTCTTTGAACAGGAATATATTTAAGGAGATAGAGGAACAGAGTGATGTAGCCAGCCGTAATCTGGCAACCATGTACGGATCCCCTAGCGTTTTAGAGGGGTACAACCGAAGGTTTAGCACACGCATGGCTGTAGCTCCAACCACCTCATCCTCTTTCATTCTTGGGCAGGTGTCACCATCCATAGAGCCGTTGCAGTCAAACTACTTTACTAAGGACTTGGCTAAGGGTAAGTTTACTTACAAGAATCCTTACCTAGCAGACCTACTTAAGGAGAAGGGTGAGGACGATGCAAAGACTTGGAAGAGCATCATGATGAAGGGAGGGTCTGTCCAGCACTTAGACTTCCTGAGTCAGGACGAGAGAGATGTGTTCAAGACCTTCGCTGAAATATCTCAAATGGAGGTAGTACAACAAGCGGCTGACCGACAGAAGCACATCGATCAAGGGCAGTCACTTAACGTCATGATCAGTAACGAAGTCCCGCTCAAGGACGTTAATCAGCTGGTTATCAAGGCCTGGGAGTTAGGTATCAAAACCTTGTACTACCAGAGGGGTGTCAACCAAGCGCAAGCTGTAGGAAGAGACATTCTTAATTGCGCAGTTTGTGAAGGTTAAGTATATTTGCATTGTTACGCCGACCTAGTGCAGTGTAATTTCGCTACCGAGGGGGGGAGTCTTATAGGCTTCCCCCCTTTTACTTCTTGACTTTTTCTATGGTCCTTCCCGCGAAGTAAGCTCCAAACACCGTCAGCATAAGGATCTCAAGTAGATTGATGTAGTTTTCTGGGGGCATGAACTGTGGGTCTAGGCCGTCCCAAATCATCATTATCATATAAAAAGCCGTCAAGGATATAAGGATCGCAGGACGAATGTACTTAGCTAGTTTCACGTCTGACTTAGCATCAGCCTCCCACCTCCTTGTGACTTGCTCTTGTGCTTGGGCCTCCATCTCGTTTACGAGGCGGTCAAACTCAAGCTTATCCTGAGCAGACAATTCTGGAGAGCCGTCCACGACGCGCTTTAACACGCCTAGTACGCCTTGATCTGGCAGGATGTCCCCTACACTGCCAGCGACTTCGGGAAGCTTCTCTCTTAGAAACCTCCCGACTTTCGTGTCTTTAAAGGGCTTATCTGGCATCGTACAGCTCCTGCATGATGTCGAATAAAGCTACTGTGTGTTGCCTGTATCCGTTACGCCCATACTCTTTTGCGCTGTTGTAGTTGTCCGCAACCTTATTGAGGAGCTCGATCCTTTCCTCGTCGTTTGAATTTTGATACTTACGCGTCTGAATTATTTCAGTAGCCTCCTTGTGCCTAGCCTGACCTGATATCTTCATCAGCCTGTTTATTTGTTCTGTAGTCAAGTAGATTCTTTCCGCCATAAACTCTTCGTCCTTTATCCAAGTGTAGTTTCTACCCATAGAGCGTACCATTTTTTTGTCCTTCTTAGAGGTAATATTTGGCACACTGAATTTTCTAGTAGAGGCGTAAGATGGGGTTCCGCACACACCTGTAAACTCTTCAGTGTTTTCATACAACCTCCAAATCTCGTTAGATAGAGGGTCTGCGGTCCCCTGCCTAGACTTAGTGATATCGAATAGTTGATACCCTATTCCTGAAGCACCCCTGGGTGTCTGACTGATGTCTTCTCCTTTCCAATTTACCCTTACAGGATAGTCGCTCAAGCCAAATGTCCTGTCTTTTATTGTGTAGGCAAATTTACTCGAAAGCCTTTCCCAGAACTCTTGATCTTTAGAAACTCTTCCGTCTGGAAGGTAGTCCCTGTCAGCCCTGTAAAACGCATTAAGCTGGTTCGGTATTACTGCCGCGCTTCCAGCCTTAAACATGGTTGTTATCAGGTTCTCAAGGTCTCTTTCTGCGTTGTCTCCAGTAAGAACTTTCATGAACTCATTCAAACCCTGGACAAAGCTTTGCTCCATCATGGCCGATATAGCCGACACAGATCCCGCACCAAAGAAGTCAGATATGGTATGAGAAGTAAATTGAATAGGGCTAGAGTACTCTCTTTCCTTTAGCTCCTCTGAGTCCATAGCCTGAACAGCCGTTGACATAATAGCCCCAAACATTCCTAGCTTGTCATACCTAACAAAGTAGTCGTCTTCTTTGTGGCTTGCATCTTCTCCTGCAATAAGGCGCCTTAAAGCTGACACGTTTACACTGCTAGGAGGGAAAATGTCGTAAGCCATGTTCTTTTCCTCGTCCTCGTCCCACTTTACTGGTCCAGACATAATGCCTTCGCTTATCATCATGAGCGCCGCCTCCATGGTTACTGCCCCCATCATCATCTTCGCCAAAGTCTTAGAGCTTTCTTCTACGTCTCCTTTTCTTAACTCCGAAGCCATACGAGCCGTGCCGATATATGGATTCACCCAAGTAAATGTTTCATAAAGAATATTTGCAGGAGTGGATCGGAACGGAAGAATAACTCTAAACAGGGCTCTAGAGAACTCATCTCCATTTAATCCCATCGCATTGAGCGGCCTTCCCACCATTCCCTCTAAAGCGCTTACTACTCTGTTTACATTTTCACTCGCTGAAGTCTCTTCTTGAAACGTCAGCTTTCTTCCTTGCCTTTTTGCACTTTCCAATTCTCTAGCCGTAGGATACTTAAGAAATCTCTTAAGTGCCTCCCCCTCTAGACCCATAGAAAGAGCAGACTGGTATAAGTCAACCCCTTCTGCAAACCTCCTAAATGGGATATCCCCCAGAGACAACAGCCTAAACATTGTTTCTGCTGGTATACCCAAGGTCCCCTGAACAAAGAGCTTCATCCTTTGATCTAAACTCCCCTTTCCGTCAGGACCTAAAGGAAGATCACCCTTGTATGCCGCTTTTAACGATCTAAGAGGAGCCAGACCCCTGGCTATCCTCCACTCTGAGAGCTCCCTGTCTTGGCCAGTGACTACTTGGTCAGCGGCTTCAACAAACCCCATTCCAAACTTTCTTACAGCGTACATGTAGGCATTCAAGCTGGGCCTCCTGCTAATCTCTACCTCCTTGCCCATCGCTTGTCCAACCTTGACCAAGGCAGCTTCAAAGGGAAGAGAAACAGAGTTAACCGCAACCGAAGCTACAGCGTTAACCATGTTCGCCCCTATATTTACTACTTGAGACATAGTTGTCAATAGGTTGCCCTGAACAAGCTGCCCAAACAACGTTCCCCATCCTTTGCCCACCATTGAGTTAGTGAACCCCTCTAAATCTCTCTCCGTCTTTTTTAAGGCGTCAACAGCGGCTTGCAACTCAGCATCTACTTCTTCTCCACCAACTGCCCTTTTTAGAAGATCGTCAGCCTTGGCTTGCTCTACAAAAAGCTTTTCGGTCAAGGCTTTCAACCTAGCTCCCTGTTCATCAGACAGCTTATTTCCTTGATTTTCTACAGCGGAATTTACTATAGAGTACAACCCAGCAGGAGTCCCTGACTTAAGCTCCCTGAAGTGCCTAAGTATTCTTCCAGCAGTAGTTCCTATGGCTGCAAGCTCGGCAACCAATGAAGGAATTCTTTCTGTCTCTCCTCTAGCTATCGCCCTCCTAATCATTTCAGCTCCTGCCAATACTCCCAGGTCGTCGTTCTTTTGAGACAGCCGACCTATTGACTCATCGGTCATAAGGTTAATTAGCTCTTGGTCCCCCATGTCTGAAACCTCAGCCTTAAGTTGCTTTAAGTTTTGAGGAGTAATGTAGTTTTCAGGGTTTTGAACTATGTCAGCCCTTGTGGACCCGTAAAACTTTCTAGACTGTTTCTCTGCGGTCTTTCTAATTTTCTTGCCCTTAGTGTAGCTAGAAATGCTTGCTCTTTCTTGAGCGGTTTGCATGTTCTCGGCTACAGTAGACTCTTCTAAGGCGACCTTTGATCCTAGGGGCATGGCGTCGTAGGCTGATTCTAAGGCCTCCCTATTAGGGAACTCCATTTGAAGAACCCTTTCCGCGTATGCTTTAAATCTATTTACGGACTTATCGTACTTAGCCCCACGCATAACTCTTTTTGCCTTACCCTTAGGGGACTCAATTTTACCTCTTTGTAAGATAGGGTCGTTAAGACTGTAGTATTCAATCTTACCCCTGAGATACACGTTATTGCCGACTACTGTAGCTTCTTCCGCAGACTTGATGGCCCTTCCTGCTGCGTCCACAAACAAGTGTTCTCTGAACGGGTTAAACATGGCCTTAACTCCACTATAATCACTATCATCAATGCCTTCTGACTTAAACTGTCCTTGCACTGCCGCCATAGGGAATTTGTTTTCCTGAAAGGTGACAATCTTTTCTCTAGCTCCTTGGTTTACAGCGAGCTCTACGTTAGTTAAAGTGACGGCCCCAGAGTACCTCAGAGCTTTTCCAGTTGCTGACTTGTCGTGAACGGTTTGCACAGGGACACCTGTATTCTTCTTTACGTTTAAGTTGAGCCTGACGGCTATTTTTTGACCGACTTCTACTTTGTTTTTTTCCTCTATAATTCTTATAGACGTTTTATCTGTAGCCAAAGCCTCGTCTACCATCCTGTCGGTCATGACAGAGCCTCCCTTAACTGAGGCCGCCTCTTTAACTTCTCTGTCTTTAAACAACGGTGAGTCAGAAGATTCGACTACTTGATCAGACTCTCCTGGGTCAATAGGGTCAAACAGCATGGCCGCCCTCTCTGAACTAATTCCTGAGGAGTTATTAATAGCCTTTATGCTGTTCTTTCCTTCACTTTCTAGGTCGAGGTTTTTAAGGTCAAACGCATCTACATCAGATAGAACTTGATCTGTCAAGTCTGCGTAAGACTCATACCCAAGCTCTCCATCTGCCATATACCCCATCTCTTCCTGCATAACCTCCCAAATGGACTGCTGAACGTGGTACGCAGTCCATTTCTTTTCCCCCCTTCCTCTACCTTCATTAAGAAGCTTTACTGCACTTTTAATGGATTCTTTACTAAGGGTGTCATTGACTTTAAGATCGCCGTAGATACTTTCTCTACCCATGAGTCTCCACAGGGCTTTTGATAGCCTCCGATTCTCTGAAACCCCATCAAATATCTTTCTCCCCGCTTTCATGGCAGCGATAGCTCTGGCAGCTTTGTTTTTAAATGCGTAATCGGATTCGGAGAGGCCTACCTCGTTTTTAAGGTAGTTGTCAATAGCCTCTTCTGTTATACCCAGCTCCTCTACAAGAGCTTCAGCCCCCTTTACAGCTTCTGGATTTACAAATGTCTCTCCAGTAAGAGGCGTGAAGTTGCCTTGGAAAACGTGAAAGAACTTACGTACCCAATTTTCTTTATGCAAGTAAGCCCTCTCCCCCTTGCCCATCAGTCCAGCGGCGTGTTCACCCGTCTTTTCTGCGTCACTACTACCCATGATGAACCTAGACTGGATGGCATCTTTACCTGACTTCTTCCTAGAGTACCTTTTAGCCATAGCCTTAGAGTTAAAATTGACCCCGTCCCAATATTTGTTTGCGTCAGATAGAATATTCTGTATGGAAGTGACTACAGCACCTACTCTCTGTTGGTTTACATCATCCTTTTTTACTATAAATTCTGTATTGCTTTCACGTAAGGCTTTATAGACAGACTCGGAAACGGCTTCAGAAGGCTTTTTACCTTTTGCGATACCCGTCAAGTACGAGCGATAAACAACAAGGGCTACCCTAAGGTTAGCTTCTGCTTTAGCCCCGTTAGATGTTGTAGCGAGAATAGCGGCGAATACACCAAAGTGGTCCCTATGGTTCTCAGGGATCATCTCCGCTGGCAAAGAGGACTCTATGAAGTCTGACACTTTGTCAAATGACTCCTTTACTTCCCCGTCTATCTCTCTAATGTCTTTTCCGTTTCTCTTTACTCTTGTTCCGTTGTGATATATTATTAGCGGAACAATATCAGAGGCTATGCTTAAGGGTTTTCTTTCTCCGTCAGAAACCATTGGAGCCATAGCGTTAAATACCGTATTTAGATTTCCGCCTCCTTTTGTTATTGCACAATCAAATGCAACTCCACCGCAAATTTTTCTTTTAGAAGCCTCTAAAATCTTATCTCTTTTTTCCTGCTGGTTTATACCCTGGTCTCTAGCAATATCCATAGGCTCCATAGAAGCCCTTTCGGTAGCTATGTCGTCACCATCCTCTTTTTTTCTTAACCCAAAGTGCTCTTCGATCGCCATCCTGAGCTTAGAAAGAACCTCTGGATCTGTGTATTTTGAAACCTCGAAAGAAGTCTCTCCTCCTACAGGAGGGGAATATATGTTTTCCTTACCTTCCTTAGAAGCTATAAACTCTGCGCCAAATAACTCTATTGCAATCTTATCTAGTAACTTTTGCTTTCCGTCGTTGGACCTTTCTTCAATGCTCATGTTTTCATAGAGCAGAGTGTTTATGAGGGTGCTTTCTTTATTTCTGTTTCTGTTTCTTTCTTCTGCTATTTGTGTCGGAGTCCTTTTTGTCGCAGGCGGCTTCATGTTCCACTTAAGCATGACGTCAACATTCAGGGCGTAGTCCTTACCGTCAATCGTAACAGAGAAAGACCCAAAGGGAAGCTTTCCCATTCTTGTGGCTCTTTTCCACCAGTTTATAAAATGCCACTTTCCGTTAAACTCTTGAGTTTTTATAACCGTTCCTACCTGAATTCCCACGGTCTCTTTGCTCCCATATGTTGGGGCGGAATACATAACTTCAAACTTTCCGTTTTCTGGAAGCTTTGACACAGACATAGGTCTCTTTGAAGAGTAAGAAGCCCTTTCAGCTGTTTTTCCTACTGTAGGCCCTACAGAAACTCCTACACCAGACTTATGTACTTGAGACATGGCTCCCAGAAGCTGTTCTGCGCTAGATACGTCTGTAATAACGTAATCCTTAGGGGCGCCAATCGTCTTGAACATATTGTTCATCAGCACTCTGACCTTGTCAAAGAAGGTGTCTTTTGCCTTTTGGTCAACCCCCTCCCAAACATCAGCAAGTTCTGAGGTAATCTCAAAGACCGACTCTTCAAATATTATTGCGTCTGCCTCCTCTTGAGTAAACCTTCTGTTGCCCTTTTTATCAGTGCTGTCATACAACTTTCTATATGCTTCCTCTTTTGCTGCTACTTTCTGCTGTATGTTTTTGTTAGGGTGTAACTTAGCCAGCGCTTTTAGGTCGGACAGGAGTTTAAGGGCAGAAGCTTTATCTTTCTTAAACAGCAAGTTTAAGTGAGGACCAATCATAGCGTGTTGAACCTCTTCAAGCATAACAGACTCAAAAGATTTATCACTATTTGCCGCCTTCCTTGTAATCAAAGCAGGGTTGACGTGGATCACAATGCCCCCATTGTTGTAAGAGACGTAGTACCCGTTTATCTCGTTTTTGCCGACTCCGTCAGCCCTGTTACCTGACTCTTCTGTGTTATGTACCCTAATGGTTACTGGCCTCCCTTGAGCACCAAGATTCATTATTGTTCTACTCAACTTGCCGTTGATAAACCTGGCCATCCTTTTCGTCAAAGGTCCCCTAGGTAGCACCGAAGTAGTCCCGTCCTTGTTGGCCGAGTAGTCTGAGAACTGCCCGTTTATACCTCTTTCGTCTGACTTAGACTCCTCCTCTGGGGCCTCCTCTACTTCCTGCTCTGTCTCTACTTCCTGCTCTACTTCCTGCTCTACTTCCGCTTCTTGGCTAACCTTAGATTCACTTATAGCTTTAGCCTCCGCCGCTTCATAAGAGTCAAACATTACCCCCTCCCCTACTTTGCCTTCTCCTTTTACAAAGAAGACAACATCAGGTTTGCTTTTAAGTGGAGAATTTTCTGCGTCCCAACCTTCTTTGGCATACTCCTCATTAAATGGCGTCCTAGACACGGGCTTAAATCCGTTTTTTACATAAATGTCCTCAAGCTTTGTGGCATACGCATCGAAGTAAGTTCCTCCCTCTTTAATTCTTCTGGACTGCATCGCCGCAGAAACACCTTTCTGCTTAGAATCAGGAGACTTAAAAAGGCCTCCCATGTATCCATCTCCCTTCAGGTAAGATCCCGACAGGCCATCGCTTGACAGGTACAGCTTACCCCCGTTAGCAACTATCTCTCTTGCTGTTTCTATCGACACAGGGTCAACCTGCATAAATAAGTTTTTGCCCGTCTCTTGGTCCCTTTTTCTAGCCTCGTCAAAAGCTTTTACATACTCTTCAGGAGTTGTAGTCGTGATACCGTCTTCTTCTTGTTCAATGTCGTCTTCAGTCGTCACTTCAGCTTCCACTTCAGCCTCAAACCCTTTAATCCCCATGTAGTTAAGCAGCTCTTGCTCCGCTCTTTTTACTTTTTCATTGGCTGCTTTTAGTCTGTTCTTGTTTTTCTGAGTGTCACTAGCAGAAGCCTTTTCTTTCGCTTTCTCGGACTCATTAATCAACCCCTGCACTTCTCCGACGAGACGCATAGATTCATCTCTAGTCTGCTTAGACTCTTCGTATTTAGACTTAGACAGCCTAAGGGCATCTGGGTCAGATGATTTAGTATTGGAAGCGGCTTCGTGGTCGTCTAGGGCCTGCCTACGAGCCTTGACTTCATCATTCATCTCCCCCATCCTCTTGGAAATGTTAGCCCTGTTTACCGTTTGAGTCTCTTCTTCCGTAAGGGTCAGAGATTCATCCTTGAAGGAGTTAAACAAAGTACTTCTCTGCTCAACTACTTGCTTAAACTCTTGGCTCATCTTGTCAAGGGCGGCCTGGTCTTCTTCAGTAACAGCTTCTCCTTCTGAGTACTTGGAGTAGATGGCTTCAGCTTTTTTGGACATAGAGGCTAAAGACGCATCCATCTTAGCAAGCTTTCCGAAAGCAGATTCGTGCCTGAGCCTAATAACTTGATATAAGGCCTGATTTTTTGATCTGTGCTTAGAGACCTCTCCAGAAGTCTTTCCGTAAGACTCCCTACTCTCTCCAGACATAACTGGCTCAGAGCCCTCTACCTCTACTTCAGAAGAGCTTGGATCTGCCACTGAGTTTACAGCAGCTTGAGGCCCAGTAACAACATCGGAGGGAACTCCAAGTATAGCTCTTCCTGACCTTACCCCTCCGATCGGAGATCCCGCAGCTCCAAGAAACCCAGTTCCTACAGCTCCCGCTACAAATGCGTCATAAGCTTCAGCAAGGCCTTCGTTAAGGCTTTGAGTACTATTACCCATCTTCGTCTCCATGACGTGCTGAGCGAAGCTCTCTACAAATTCCTGAGTTCCCTCTCCAAGGGCGTCTATTCCCTGCCCAACTAAGTAGGCACTCATGGCCTTCTTGGTGGTAACCTTGGATAGGTCTCCAGAAAAAATCTTTCTTACAGCAGAGTTGGTAAGACTTGTCCCTGCCTTTCCAATAACCCTTTGCCCTACACCAGCCATAATAGCACCGCTTCCAGCCTGTATAGAGCCTATACCCAAAGACATGGCCATCCGCTGAGCATTAGCCCCTAAAGAAAAAGGGTCGAATATAGGAGCAAGCCCTTTTTGGACTCTGTTAAAGTCCTCCCTTTCGCTATCGATGTAGGTGTTTAGAGTACCTAACGTTCCAAATACGACTGGAGCAGCACCGCCAGACACTGCGCCAACAGCCAAATAAGGCAGAACTGCGCCACCTTCTTGGCTTGCTCTTGCGAGGTCGTGACCCAAATGATTTAGAGTTCCTAAAACACCATCCGCATCGATGCCCTCCCCTTTACTGAAGTAATCGTGATCTTGATAATCACGAGTCTCCATGTTCGACGCCATGTCCTCAATAGTCTGATCGACAAACCTAGTAAAGGCAGCTGTGTCTTCTTCACCAAAAAGCCCTGCACCCATACCTGCTAGTGCAGAGATAGGCCCGCTAAGCATCTGAGCGGCAGCTGATCCAGCAGAATTGATAAAACTGCTTATAATACCTACGTCTTCATTGTATACGTTGTCTCCATCTAGGTTGATTCTAAGCCCACCTTTGGTCAGGTCATATACCTCTTCTGAAAGCTCTTCTAAGTAATCAGCATCCTCTCTCTCTTCATCTGAAAGACCCTCAAGAATTTCTTCTTTGTAGTCGTTCATTTTATCGCGCATGAAATCGGAAGAGTTCAGCATGAACAGCCTATTGAACTCCTGCTCAAACATGGCCTTAGTATACTCTCCGCTTTTTAGCTTCTCCTGCATGTCCAGGATTTGCTGCTTGTACTCGGAGTTGTTCTTCATCATCTGCTCATGAGATGACGCATAGTCTTTCTTTATTTGCCCAGAGTAATGAGAAGATATGGACTGTACCCTTGCCCTTTTTTGGGCGGCCATTTCTTTGTCTTCATCGACAGTAAAGTACTTCTTATTCTGTTCTTCTTTAAACTTAGAGTCGTAGAACTTGGCGTATTCTGATCGTGCGAGACCGATCTTTTCTTTATTGCCTTCATTAAGGCCGTCCCCAAAGACGTCTTCCCTTGTTACGCCGTTTCCAAGCTTGCCCTTTCCAATCGCCCAGTCAACAGCGTCTTTTGTGTATGCGGCCTCCATCTCCGACTTATCGAACATGTTTACATCCTCGTGCGCACCCGTGTTAAGACTGTAGCTTCTCCACTGCTGAATTTCGGGCTTAAGACTGCTTGACTGCAGTGTTGGATTTAGAATGGTATTCTCTTTGACCTCACTCTTTTCTGACTCTTCTGAAGACAACGCTGACGCTCCACCCGAAGATGTTGAACGCATAAATTCTCCCGTTGCCACCACCTCTTTTTTTTTTGACTCAAGGCCAACCAAGGATCTAGCTTCGCTTGGCTGTAGTGCATATTTAGAATTATACGTTAAAACATTAGCGATGTACTCGTCAGACTTTCCGCGAGACCTCATACTTGCTATTATCTTTTGATAATCCTGTTCCATTGCCTTCAGCTTATAAAGGCAAAGATAATCAAATTAACCAGGCTGGGCTTTTAGTCTTCATACAGACTATCCATAATCTGTTTAAACGAACCGTCACCTAAATTAGCATCAATCTGAGATTCTAAGTCTTTGTAAACCGCCCCATCAGGACCTCCTATAAGCATTGGACTTAAGTTGGTTATTAGCACGGGTCCGTTTTCTGACATTCTTATTGCTTGAACGTCAATATCTTCAAATTCTTCTCCTTCTTCAGGGGTCTGGTCAAGGGTTGCTCTGTTTATAGTGACATTTTGATCGTCATCAAAACTGTAAGTAGTAACGCCGTCCACCTCTACAATGTTTGAGAGTGTCCTTTCAAACGATTCCGATTTCTTTTTTGCAGCTTTTGATTCAGGGGTTTCTTTAGAGAAGTTGTCTGGTACTGAGGCTTCTGCGTAAGCTTTTGCGGCGTCGTTTAATCTCCCAGGAGTGGTAGCAATCTGTTCTGGAGTCATAGCCTCAATCTCTACCCTTTCTACTTCTGACAAGCCATCTAGGTTTTCTTTATACCACCTAGCCATGTCAAGCCTACCTCTTTCAGTAGACGTAGTAGTGGCTTCAACCCAGCGCACAGCTTCGTCTCTGTCTTGATACTTAGAGTCGTCTCTTTGCCTTATCCAGAAGCTATTAGGTTCTGGAGGAGGTAATAATTCCAACCTAGGCTTCCCCGCCGTAAGATCCATAAGGCTAGGGTCTTGCACTCCTACTTTAGACCCTGTGCCTTCAGATAAAACAAAGTGGCCGTCTTCAATGCTGACAGCATATTTATTTCCATTGTCCAAATCCCCTAGCTTACTTTCATAGTGAGCAAGATTATTGGCGTCACGCTCCCCTCTTGCTTCTAACTCTTCTGGATTCTGTCCGCTTCTGGCTATGTTTAGATTTGTTTCTAACTCAGGGCTTACTATCTTAAACATAGACTCTGCTTCGTTAATGCCAAACTCAAGCTCCTCAATTAGCTGGCTATACTGCTCCCTGCCTTCTGCAGTCTTCATATACTCGTCTTTGTTGTCCCTAAGCTGTTTTGCAGCAGAGGTCCAAGCCTGAGAGTGAGAGTCAAACATGGTTGCAGAAGACACGAGGGGAACTGATGAAGCCTGATCTATGGCTGCCTTCTCCTGAGCCTTTTCGTTTTCGTTCCTCAGTTTCATCTGAGCTAATGACTCAGAGATGCCACTAAAGAAGTCCGTCTTTTCAGGAGTCCCTAAATCTACCTTTCCATACAAGAAACTCATCGTGATTCCTTTTCAAATTTCCTAAACAGCTGCGCCGCAAATTTACTTTGCTTAGCAATCTTGGCTGCTTGTTCTGGGTTTACAACGTACTCACCTCCAGTTACTTCACCCACTTTGGCTCCATCTTGCATTAAGTTTATTGGGTTTGATCCGTGGCTAAATTCACCAGGAGTTTTCATCCCTTTCTTGCCGTAGATCTTGCCTCCGTTAGCCTTTGGTTTGAACAAGCCAGCTCCAGCTGCCTGACCACCTATATCGAAGAGTCCTGCCGCAAAGTCGTATCCTAGCTGATTTCTCTGCTGCTTAGACTGAAAAGCCCCCATCATACCAGAAGCAGCTTGCTGTCTGGCTAAATCCAAATCAACCCCTATATCACCTCTCTGCTCCCTTCTATTCTGCTCCTCCATTTGACCTACAGTAGACATAGCACTTGTCTTTCTAGTGTACTCGTCAGCCCCGATATTAGCCATATTACTAGCCGCCATTTGCTGTTGGGCTCCAAGACCACCGAGCAAAGCCCTAGCACCGCCAGCCTTCAAAGCCCCTATAGCTGTACCAGACTGACGTTGAGCCTCTTGTCTTTGCAGGTCCGCAGTAGGGTCTTGCATGGAGTACTGCATGTACTTACGCATCGTAGGCCCGATGCCGTACATGCCCTCCCTCTGAGACTGCAGCCTGTTTGCGTCTGCTTCGCCTTCTCGACCAAGTTTACCATATAGCTCTTCCTGAGCCTTAAGCGTCTTAGCCTGCCCCAAGGCTCCTATTCCCTGTCCTATCGCTCCTAATGCTAGTGATAATGGATTCATGTTACAAATATAGTTATTGCTGTCCTAGCGAGTGATCTTGATCAGATTGCGCAACATGGGTGTTCACGCAATACAATTCAAACGCATCAGCATTATTGTTAGTTAGTGTTATCTCTGCCCAGTGTCCACGGACTGGGTCTCCGTTTATAGCAGCCTCAGAGATTGCTACAAGATCCCCGTCAACAATCCCGCTCTGTGTAGGAGCCCCATCTACCTCGATTGTGTAAGCGTCGACAAACCTAACAAAAGTAACATCAATGTCACCTCCACCTAAGTTGGTGTACGCCCCTCCAGATACAAGCCTTATTACGCTTCCGTATGGTATAGAATTTCTGTTCACTTTATTAACAAAAGTGATTTGAGATACGAACGAGTTTACCGAAGCCACCCTGCCTACGCCTGTAATGTGCTTCGTGCCGTTCTCGTCCCTAGTGATAAACGAGTAGTAGCTCCCCTCTTTTTCTATAAACCCTAAAGACTGAGCGTTGCTATTAAGGTCCGTAACTATTGGATCTGCAACCCAGTTAGGACTATTACCCTCTAGAGACACTGCATTGAACACCTTGGTCATACTAGGGTTGCTATTGCTGGCGATCTTTACAACAGAGTTCCCAAACGTCCCGTAGAAAGTATTGTAATCCGACTCATTGTCATGAGAGAAAAACAATTCCGCGTTGTTTGCACTAGCAGGGTCATTGTAGTAAGCCGAATACATAGTCCCGTTTTGGTCCGCATACATGTCTGGAAAGAACGTATACCTGCTTTGCCACACCCCCGCACTTACATTATACCCCAAAGTGAGTCCGTCGAACGAACCTGACTCCCTAAGAGTAACGTAGTACTGATTGTCTTCTGGGTCATAACCACTTACAATGCGAGTACCCCCCTGAGCTTCAAACAAGTCAATGTTGGTTTTAAACAACGAGTCTACCCCGTTCTCAGATATAGGCGACATACCCTCTGATGTAAGCCTTACAAGCTTCTTCCGAGAAGTGTCTACAAAGAAAGCGTTACCATCTCGAATAAGGACAGATTCGGGGTTGTCACCACAACCGAAATCCCCAGAGTAGTACGCTGGAGTATTTAGCACTTGAGTACTGAGAGATATAATTCCACTTGTATTTGGGGAGGTGATTATGTCTTTTCCTATTGGAACCCTAGCCACCCTATTCTCTTGAATAGCAAGAAGGTAGTCATCTCTAAAATTACCGATGTAGTTGCAAGCTCCATTAGCTGAGTCAAGACTAAAGAAGTTTGCTAAACTGGGGTTGAATGATGATAGTGAAAGGCTTGACACATCTTCTGCGTAAGCGTCACTGTACGTTATTCCGTTATACCTTCTTACCTCCTCTGCGTCTTCAAATACAGCGTGAGGTCTCCCTTTATTCCAGTCTGTAAGCGGTCTTTTTTCGCTTGGATTAGAGGTCTCTACAGGGAGCGTTCTATACTCCCAGTCCTCTGAGCTTAGGGGGTTCCATGTTGATCCAGTGGCATCGTAAACTGGAGACTTACAAGAAATGGGCTTATTGAAAACGTCTCCGTTGTAAAGGTCTATAAAGCTTCCATGAGCGTTTACATTGTCATTGTCTTTCCTCACTCCTGCTAAAGCTCCATGACCAATTTCATAGTACGCGACATTCTCATCTATCGTTTTCGGGGTGAATATCTCCACTACGGTCTGCTGAGGCCACTTGTTTGAACTGGATGCTGCTGCCCCGCTGGTCCGTGGTTGGCCTGTTATGTCAAACCAGTCGAAGCCATTGTACTTACCTATACCTGCGGCGATTTCTGGGGCCTCCAAAATCAAGAACGTCCCCGTCTTTTCTACTGCGACATCTCCAGCTCCACCGCTAGACCCATCATATCCTACTATCGGGTTTGTTTTAGAGTCGTTTCCAAGAACCTCTACCCCAACGACATCGAACTCTATAGGATTGTCAGCTCCACCGCCATCATTTTGAGAAAGAGGGTATACCGTAGAGTCGTCAGTTTCCGCCCTGTGGCTTATCACCCTGAGCTTATCGCCCTTTGTAAAGCTGTATGACCTAGATGAAGGCTTTTCTTTATTGTATATGTCTAGCGTCTTCAAAGAAACGTACAGCCTCTTTGAGTTGGTGTCAAGAGCGGTAGTAAACTCACCATCTTTACCATTAGCTCCGTTTCTTTTTCTGGCCCCAAACGCGCCTCCAGCTGTGTATTGAGTAAATTCTCCAACAGATGCTCTTCCAGAGTAAACAATCTGATACCTACTTGCCCAAGAAGGAGGGGTAAAATTATCGCTAAATGTTACTCTTACGCTGGCAGCTCCCTTTGGAGACGTGCTTCGTTCAGCTGGTGTCGGGACATAAATGCTACCAATTTTGTTTACAAACCCAGACCTATTGAACTCGTCGTAATACACAATACCAAAATTGTGAGTGCTGCCAGACTTAAACCCAGATACACTCTCCATTGTTACAGCTGAAGCTGACTGATTTGCTACTTCAGATGCACCCCCAGTAATCGAAAAGTCTGATGCCTCGTCCATCCCCGAGACCAATACGTCTCCAAGATCACCTCCTGTAACCGTTCTATCGTTGGCTACAAAGTTAACCTCATCAAACGACACCCTGGATATCCTAGTTTTTATTACAAGCTGAGCTTTTGCCGCGTCTGTGTTTGTAGCCGCAGTAATATCATCTAGCTTATAAAACACTTTAAACTCAGATGTCGAAGAGGTTGTAGCAACCAAAGTACTACCAGCGTCAGGAGCTAAAGAAAAGGTAGTCTCCGAACTCATGTCATAACGGACAGGAGCCTCAGGAAGCTGTTCTATTACGTTTTTTAGTGCATCCCTAACCCCTTGTACATTTGTGTCAGACGGGGTTGTGTAAGATATATTTACGGATATAGGCGGATTAGAGCCATTTGTGTTGGTGTCAACCTCCTCAGGAGAAAGGTCAAGAGTGCTTCTACTTGCCGTTCCTGTATGAATAACTTGGGGGCTAGACGTGTTGTCTATCTGGGTTACAGGAAAAGATACAAGAGAGCCTCCAGTACCTGACTTAGCTACGCTAGTTGCTGTTGGCTGTATTGTAAAAGACAGCCTTATTTTAGTACCACCAGCTACGGGTGTTTGAGAAGTGGCTGAAGATCCAAACGCATCACCTCCGAGAAGATCAATGTCTACCTCTTGAGTGTTTTGCCCTCCCTGTTTAATTACGCTTGCGGCATCGCCTGAAGGTATCAAAGAACTACCCTCTGTGTTTTCACTGGAGTAATTTACGCTTAGTTGAATGTCTCCGCTTGTAATTTCAGAGTTAGGCCTACCTTCAAGGTAACTAGAGTACATTAATCTTCCTCCACTTAATGATTGGCCTACAGCTAAAAGCGGCACATTGTCGTAAAGTTTATTTGTGGTAAAGTCAGAAACTGAGGGTCCCGTTCTATCGTTGTAAAACTTGTATACTCCTGTGGCGGAATCATACAAGGTGTTTGTGTTTCCAAAAACACTTCTTACAAAATTTACCTTTGGATCAAACTGGTCAACCACATAAAATGCACCCAAATTTCCTTTTCTAGCAAGCAACCTTACCTTTTCTACGTCGTGTTTGTAAGGATTTATGTTTAGGCTTATCTCGCATACATTGTCAGATAATGCAGACAAACTAGGGGTGCTGGTTGATTCGGTATGCTCGATATGACCCAATGAAAGCCCCCTTCCTACAGCCAATGCTGAGTAAGGTGATATAGCCGACTCTTCACCGTCTATATACTTATACTGAGTTGCAAACTGAAAAACACTGTCTAAAAACCCGTTGCTTTTTACGGTTAAGTCACTTGCAAAGGAAAAATCAGGGCTTCTCGTTTCTGCGCCTTTTATGACCTCTATAGATCTCTTTTTTTGTAGGCCCACCTCCCCGTCATAGCCCCCAGAAATAGCCCTATCTACATTAATTTTTCTTGGGGGGTTAATGTTATCGGTAAAGTACAAAATAGACTCAGTCTGACCGTCTTGCTGAAAAGCGGCATTTACTATGTCTGCCTTTACAAAACCACCTGAGTTAAAATCCAAAAAAGCTCCCTTAACAACAACTCTATACTTTCCTGTAGTAAAGGAGGCGCTATCCTCATTTGACGCATTGTACTGGTATATAGCGTCTTCGGAGTCTCCAGAATTGTCTGAAACAAACCAATAGACGTACCCCCTCTGGGGGTCAGAAACGCTGCCAATGACAGTTACCTCATCACCATCCGCTACTCTGTCTGCTCCATTAAGCGGTGTGCCAGCAATCGTGCCCCTGACGTTCTTGATGATGCCAGAAGAGCTACTTCCCCCTTCTGCTATAGTGACGTTCTGGGCGTCAAGCATTTCCCCAGCTTCGGGGCGCACAAGCCTCTGGTCAGCGTCTGCTTGGAGTCTGTTCGGGATAGTCTTATCGATCATCAGCGCTTAGGTGCTTGCTTAAAGTTCTTACGAATAGTTTTGAGCAACTCTTCTTTCGTGAAGGACTTCATACGAGCATTAGCCTTGCGTCTTTCGTTGTAGTACTCTTGTCTAGCTCTAGCCTTCTCGTTAGCAGGAACAGAGGATTTTCTCTCCACCATTTTATAGTAGATAAAAGACCTCAACGCCTCTTCTGCATATACGTGAACTCTAGGGTTGCTAGATCTTGCTTCGTCAGCTACGTACTCTATGACAACCTCGCTAATATTTGAGTTGCTCTCGATTTCTATCCTGTTCTGGTCGGGGTTTACTCGGAACTCTCCGTAATATTTCCCCCCACCCATTCCATATAGAGCTCCTTGGTTATTATTGTGTATGAAGTTCCTAAATATATGAGACTCCATGCCGTCTGAAATGCTAGACCCTACAGAAGGACTCCCGCTATTTGTCGCTGTCTTTGAGTCCACTCTATCTGTCACTCCATCACCATTTTGGTCAACTCTATTTCCTGAACCGTCTACAACGTACTCTTGAGAGTAGTTAAGGTTTTTGTTTTCTCCAAGAACATACACTAAGCCGTCAGACCCTACGACCCCAACCTTTGTCCAGTCAATGTAGTCCTCAGGAAAATCTACAGTATTATTAGAGGACACAGGCAGCTTTAACGACCTTACGACCTTGAGCATGTCAAACCCCATCTCCCTTACACCCCTAAGGGCAAAGCTACGTATGGTATTATCCGAGGCATTGCTTACGTAATCGTCACCGTCAAGGGTGATGACAAAGTCGTTAACGACCTGACTTATTGGAATGTAGTTATTGGCCATTAAAAGGTTTTTTCTCTGCTTCTTTCAGCTTGCTCACCTTGAGTTGCTGTAGACACAAACTGATCCCTAAGGTTGACCCCAGCCAACTGAGCGATCTCAATAACAAGGTCTTCTAGGTAGTGGTCTGGAAGTTCAAAGTCGTAGCTATTTGCAGCGTTAAAGGTTTCTACTACGCCTGTGGTAGTGACAGCATACTGAGGAGGGTTTACAGATCTTACCCCTTGGTAATCAATGCTTTCTGGGAACTTGTAGTACCTAAGCCTAACCACTTCTACATTGCTAGGAAAGACCTCTATGTCCTTGCTTACTAAAGCCACAGGGAAATCTTCCGAAGGTGCGCTTATATCGCTAAGAAGTATTCTCTCAATCTTCTCCTCGTCATAAACAATTTCAATGTTTTTTCTGTACGACTGATTAGATATAATTGGATTGTCAGTGGTCATAGAAATGATCCTAGCCAAGTCAACTGGCTTGACAAATACATCATTCACAGTCTTGTCTATTACCTCTAGCTTAGAAAAATAAGAGAGATCCTCCTCAATCCTCTTAATAATGTCTTTGTCCCTGCCAGGATTAAACCCAGCCTTGCTAACTCTTTTCGCGTTTTTGATGTCGTCAAACAATCTGTTAAAGATCCTGACCTGCGCCATCTGAGCGAAGTTGTTGAAAATAGAAGGTGTGATAAATCCGTTCTGGTCTTTGTTGACCAAATCCTTCAGAGTGTCGTAAACGGCTGATACGCTTGCCATGAAACAAATATACAAAAAGAAAAAGCCGCTAAAAAGCGGCTTTCTCAGTAGGTTAAAGGTAGTTTTAGTTACCCATATGCTTGTCCATTTCCTCTACTACAGGAACTGCAGCTTCAGTAAGGCAGTACCTTACAAACACGTCTACAGGGTTTTTTCCTGCTGGAACAGACAGAATCTGTTTACCGCTATCCGTCCAGTAGATGCCACTCTCTGTGGTCTTGATCACCTGATATTTAGCGGCCATCAAAACCTTAGTTTTCATAGCTACAGAAGGATTGTCAAATGACTTAATGAAATTCTCTGGGTTTCTCTTAGCGTAAACCAAAAGGTCGTGCTTGATTTCAGAGACTGGCCTGTCGATGTCTATTGACGCAGCGACCGCTACGCTTAAGAGCTCGTCCATCTCCTTGTCTCTGACCATAGTAATGGCATCTGCCATCATAAACTCTTTGTCTACCTTGATCTCCGCCTTCTTTTCTTTGTTGACCGCGCCAAAAAGACTGCCTCCGTTTGCAGTGTTTCCTGGATGTAACAACATGTACTCAAGCAAATTAGGCTGATTGTGATTTACAAAAAGCCTACCTTCTTGGAAGATAATAGACTTTCGCGTAGCGCTCTCAGACTGTTCGTCTCGCCAAGGGCTCGGCTCGTTAGGGCAGTATCGAATCTCCCTAACTATATTTTTTTCTTCGTCGAAGACAGTTAACCCTCGCTGATGCATCATGAATACAGCACCCATAGGTTTTGTAGTCTTAAACTCTACAGCAAGATTTTTTTTGATTTCTCTTTTTATAGAAGGAGTTCCCTGGCTTGCGACAGGCTTCTTTGTAGCGGGTCTACCCCGCTTTGCAGTTGTATTGGTCATTGAATTAAAATTTAAAAGTGAGTGGTAAAAGAGAGGGAGGCAATTCCTCCCCCTCAGTTACCGTAGGTTATTAGGCGGCGCCCTTGATGAGTCCAAGGTCGACCAAGCACTGGCGAATCTCGTTCGTCAATGCAATAAGGTCGTGGATGTTCTCAATCGCAGCGGTAACCTCGGCCTGGGTGTATGCTGAACCAGCACCAGTCCCTGCTGTAGGTAGGTTGGTTTCAGCCGTGACAGCGGCTTGCGCGGCGGCAGCTTGCTGTGCCACTGCAGTAACCCCATAGAAGCCAACCGTGTCAGTAGTAGCGTCTCCAACCGCAACGTTTCCGTTGAGGGTAGCGGCGCCAGCCACAGTAAGGGCTCCACTCAAAGACACGTTGTCTGCAGCGAGATCTCCAGACGCAGTTGCGTTTGAAAGAATCTCCCAAGCGGAACCCGTCCAGATGAGGCAGCTCGTATCAGTTGCAGAATCAAGGCTGACAAGGACGGCCCCACCTGCGTTCTTCACGCTAACAGCGTTAGAACCACTCGCAGACCTTTTTATGGTCAGAAGGGTTCCAGCCTTTTCAGCGTCGGGAACAGTGAGGTCATAAGTCCCACTAGCAGTGGTGATGTCGATCAGACTCGTAGCTCCGTTCCAAGATGCAACTGCCGCAACTTCTTGCGTGGCTCCATCGAGGCGGAGTGGAAAAACATGTTGTGTAACAGCCATATTTATATATGTTGCGAAGATTAGGAAGGGGCCGAAGCCCCCTCCTTCACTTCAGGTTAATCAAGTCAACAACACGTGTTGGTTAGCAGCACGAGTGATCAAGTTACACTCAGAACGGTAGTGGAACTTAGCCTCGTCCACGTCGTTCGTAGCGTGACCAAGAACACCGCCACCTTCCATCCAGTGGTCAAGCTCACGGCTGTAGCCGTTAACTTCTTTGAAGTTCATCTCCAAAGCAGGGGAGTGGTTACCAGACTTGGCATCCGCAACCGTGCGAAGAGGAACCATAGCACCCTTAAACGGCTTGTCATCAAACGCACCGAGCAAAGTAGGATCGCTCAAGAGCTTCCATCCGTGCTTGTGGAACGTGTAGCTACCTCTAGTAAAGCTCTTAAAGCCAAGCTTCACTGCCATGTCAGCGCTGTTGTTAAACGCACCGAACTGACCAGGAAGGCCAGCTGTAGTCTGTGTAGCGATACCAGCAGCCAGCATGTCGTCGATAGCGAGTGATGTAGCCGTGTCAACGTACATAGCGTACTCCTGAGGAGCGCCCTGCTTGTCAAGCTCGAAAATCATCGTATCGATGTCACCGAATCCAGCACCGTCACCGAAGCTACCAGAGGTCGTGATACCACGCCTAGAGATAGCTTGGAAGTAACCCTCAGAACCAGTGACCTTGCCTTCGTTGAGGGCAATGCCGTCTGTGCCTCCTTGAGGGTTATCGACCGCCACTGAGGTTTGACCCAGCAACATCATCATCTCCCTTTGGTTCATGAAGCGCTTACGAGCGTCCATTTCACCCTTCACGTACCAACGGTATTCACCACCGCCAAGGTTAATCCATCCGATGTTCGTGGCTTGAGAACCAGTTACGCGGAAAGACTCCTTAGTAATAAAGTATGGGTTGACGCGCTTAATAACCTCTGTCTGATAGAACTGGTCTGGCTGACCCGTTCCCTGAGCGTAGATGTTACCGATGATAGCCATCTGCTGAATACCAGCGTTAGTTGCCACGTTTTCTCCGTCAAGCCTCTTCACGTCAACCTCTTCGTTGGCGTCGTCCATAGTGACCACAACATACCTAATTCCGTTTTCGTCAAGAAGAACGTCGTTAAGTCTGCAAGGGGCTGTAGCCGCAGTATAATCAGCAACGTGAATGTTTCCGATCTTAGCGTCACCGTCGTTCACAACGATTCCTTCAGAAGCGGTCGTGACAGTCTTGTGCAGACGGCCCTCCTCCCAGTACTGAACTTCGTCAGAAGTACCGCCAGAACGCTTAGCTCCAGTGAGTTCAAGGAATCCAGTAATACCCTGGTCCCCATATGTGTTAACCAAGAGATCCCTGTTGTCAGGCTTGGTAACGTCGATCAAGTCTCCAATGGAGATGTACTTTGAAGGATCCGTTTTAAGGGTAGCCTTCAGGTTACTAGGTGTGGCTGCTTGACCAGCACCTGTACCATCTATGCTTATAGCACTCATAACTTAATGTTTTTGTTTGTTTTTGTTTGTTTAAAAAGACCAAGTAGAACTTCCTCCCATCGCTTGTTTTAGCTGCGCAGTGAGACTGTCCTCTTGTGTAGGCCCACCTTGATTCGGGGCTTGGGTTTGTACGTTTGCCGCTTGACTCACAATGCCGCGCTGACCGTCTGCCATACCTTGTTGATATACAGACTGAACAATCTGTTCCATATTGTCAACTACCGCTCTATGTACATTAAGCTTATCGTAATCCCATGCACCATCCTGTTGGACGTAAGGATCAAAGTACTCGTCAAGGCGAGTGTTTTTCTCCATCAACTCACTTCGGTATCTGTCGTTAAGACCGAACGTAAAGCTCTTTCCATTACCAAGGTCAAATTCAACCCCGTCTAAAGCTTGCGTCTCGGCCTCCATTGAGCTATACCACTGGTCGTCAAAAGGAGATTCAGATTCTTCGCTCTCTTGCACTTCTGGAGCTGAGTACCTATCTCTAAGTTCTTCAATTCCCTGACGTGCGTTTTGAGCGTCGATCTTCATTTGCAACTGCGAGAGATTAACCTCCTCCTCTGAGTGCAGATTTGGGTCGATCTTGTACTTACTGGACATAAGCGTAGACACCTCTTCTTGAGAAAGGTTTGGGTAATCAGATGCCATTTGGACCTGAATAGCAGTCATGTCATCCATTTCGGATGGGTTTAGCTGCTGATATATAAACCAGTCTTGAGGTGAACGCCCAGTCTCAGATACAAACTCAGCAATAGCTGAAATTCGTTCGTCAACATCGCTCTCTTGTTGCGCCTCAAAAAGATCATCCAAGTTGTTTACCTCCACACCAAGCCTTTCGCTTAAGTAGTTGGCTACAGCCCCTTCAATATCTTCTTGAGAGTATTCTTCTTGAAACTCCTCTTCAGGAGCGTCACTATATTCTTCACTAATTTGTGCGTCAAACTCAGGCTCTTGCTCTTGCTGAACCTCTTGCTGAAGCGCTTCAGGTTCTTGAGCCTGCTGAGCCTCAACAACTTCAGATAAATTTGCATCATCCACAAAAGAAAAACTAGGGGCTTGCTGCTCCTGTCCTTCACTAGGGTTAATTTGCTCTTCCATAAATTTTATTTGATACAAATATAAATATCAATCACTTACGGAACTTAGCTACCTTTTTCTTTATGTTCTTAGGCTGAGCAACAAACTGCTTACCCTCCTTCTTGCCCTTTGCCTTGGCCCTGTTTGTCGCGGCCTTTTCAGAAGATGATAGTGATTTCCACGCGGCGTCAGGCAAGTATCTTCTTTTACCTTCTGATTTTTTCCCGCTAGAGGTCCGCCACTTTTGCTTGCTCCACTTAGACAGCTTGTTCCCGCTAGACTTCTTTCCAGAGTAAGTTCCCCCAGAACCCTTGTAGTACTTTACAGCTAATTGCATAGCCCGCGCAGAGTGCTTTCCACCCATCTTAGCCTTAGCCCTAGCCTTAGCTGCTGCCCATTTAGCGGGGTCTCGCTTTGTTGCTGTCTTAGCCATGATTAGCTACTTTAAACTTAGCTTTATCTACAGCTCCAGGGTGAGGCTTGTAGTCCCCCTTCATAAGGAAATAACGGCCCCGTTCTTCCATCCAGTGATATCCAGACGGAGGAGACACAGAAACAGTCTTTTTACTAACCTTGAGTTTTCCACCTTTGTTATACTTTACGGCGTTCATTGCACTTGATTCTTTGCAAGCAGAAGTTTAATCTCCTGAAGCTCTTTAAGAAGAGTCTCAATGTTAGCCTTAAGCTCTCCGTTATCAGCCTCAAGGACTGTAACTCTAGACTTGAGAATTGTAAAATCGTTTTGAAACTTTAACCACATCCCTATTATTGCAGCGATTATACTAAGTAGTTCAAATTGAGTTAGCGTATCCATTTTTAGCAATTCCATTTTCTCAGTGCAAGTGCCTTACGAGTCGGTTTTCCATTGGGCTTTTTCATTGGCCCTTTGACGCCGCTCATACGAGCACAAAAACTCTTTCTCCTCTTTGCTGATTTACTTCCAGCTTTAAGCTTTGAGGGCGGGGTTGTTACAGCCATTTTCAGCTTGCTTCCCGTCTCTTTATTATACTTGTTTACTCCAGCCTGCGTAAGCCCTCCTTTAGGATCTTTATGCTTCCCCATTTTAAGTCGGACTCGTCCGCCCTTCTTGTAAGACTTGCAAGCTTTCATAAATACAAATATAGTAGTAAATACTACTCTAAAATATCAGTGTCTAGAAAGTCAGATGAAGGCCAGTCAACTTCGTTTAACTGCACTTTAACCTCATCATGAGTATATGGGCCTAGATAAGGGTTTCTCGTTATTGGCGTGTAGTTATTGATATCAATCTTTATAATAAAGTAAAGGCCGTCACTACGATACGAAAGTCTATCTCTCGACTCCAGAACCTTAGTAAAATCAATCTCATTGACGTCTAAAGAGTCAATAAAAAAATATCGTCTTTCTTCAGGTATAATCATATCGATCCGTATCTATCGACGTATGCGTCAAAGTTCTGTTCTATCTCTGCGGCAGACAACACCCTGTTATACATCATTAGCTCATAGGTATTTGTAGACAAAGAATTAGAACTGACCCTTGGATTTCCATTGTATTGAGTGTTCAATGGCGACACACCATGATGCCAATACTGGCTCCCGTCTTTAATCTGGCTAGTAGTGTCATAACTCAGGTTTGCACTAGACCCGCTAAGATTACTCATTGCCCCCTGTGATGCGCTGGCAGTAAATGTTTGACCATTAATATAACAGATAAGGTTATTACTTGAGCTAGAGGTTAAGTCAACGGTCATAGCAACATGGACCTTAGTGTTGGGCTTTAGTTCGTACTGACTTCGACTACTATTGTAATGGAAGTAAGTTGACATATTACTAGGAGGCTTTAGTCTAACAAGAGAGCCGTAGTAATTACTATGGTCAAACCCGTAAAGACCATATCTTAGGAGTGTACCTCTGGTAGAGGAAGAATAAGTTTGCCTTCTGCGCCTACTTGCCAATCCACAATATGCGTCGCTTACTACATACCCCGTGCTTCCATCTTCAGGAAAAGACAAGACAGCCATAAAGGTATATTGGTCCTGATCGTGGGTTTCACTACCACCAGAGGCCGAACCCGTTCCATAAAAATAGTCGGTTGAAGGGACGATTATTTCTCCATAGTCGTCTGCTCCATCAAACTGTATATAGTTGTCCCCTACGTTGGGTTCAGTCGGACCATTGTTAAGGGCCATGCTATATCCGTTGGAGCTTATATCCGTCCAGGTACTTGGGCTTGTGGATGAGTTATAGCTGTTCTCATCTCCTGCATTAAAATGCATTTCCAATCCACTGCTTACATAGTCCGTAAAAGACACTGATTCCGCCTCAACTCCATTAAATTTAGACACACTTGCTTTAGCAAGGCTGTTAATTTTAGCAACCGAGCTAAAGGCTAAGGCGTTTATTTTCTCAATACCCATTAAGCAATTTCAATGTAATCTGGAGAAGGATTTATGTAAATGTATCCGTTAGCCAAGACGTAGCCCACAACCCTTAAAAAGTCTCCAGTAGCAGAGGGAGCGGTAGTCGTCACAGTTCCTTCTGTCGTTCCTACATACAAAGTATCTCCAGCTGAAAATGAGTGAGCGTTACTTGAGTGTATACCCTTTACAAGAATGCCATCTGTGGCTGAAGAAGTTCCCAATGCAATGCCAAACAAACCTTTGGTCTTAGCTTCGACATCTGCGTCAGCAGCGACCCAGCCAGAAGAAGTGTGAACATAGAATTTGTTCTGAACTAATGTGTCACTTCCAAATTTTACGACCTCCCCTTCCCAAGTGTTATTGGCATAAGCACTGCTCCTAGTGACAATTTCTATTGATTGGCCGTCTAGCTCGTTAGCTGCGGTAATAAATCCTGAGTCGTTCGACAGTTGCGAGGTAGCCGTGGGTATCGTTGTATCACCCTCTAACGCCGTACCCGCTGATGTGCCAAAACCAGGAAAGGTAACCTTCGCAGTGTTCGCCGTGATGGCGCTTGCCTGTCCTGACGTAATGCCCGTCTTGGCTGTGTTGGCGGTGATGGCTGATGCTTGTCCTGACGTAATGCCCGTCTTCGCAGTGTTGGCGGTAATAGCTGACGCCTGACCAGATGTGATTGTTGTTGTATCGCCCGACAACGCCGTCGAACTAGTTGTGCCAAGCTGCAACAATGTCGTGTCGCCTTCTAACGCCGTGCCTCCCGATGTACCAAAGCCTGGAAAGGTAACCTTGGACGTGTTTGCTGTGATAGCTGATGCTTGTCCCGACGTGATACCAGTCTTCGCAGTGTTGGCGGTGATTGCGCTTGCCTGTCCTGATGTGATACCCGTCTTTGCCGTGTTGGCCGTAATCGCTGATGCCTGACCTGATGTGATGCCAGTCTTCGCAGTGTTGGCGGTAATAGCCGACGCCTGTCCCGCTGTTATCGTGGTTGTATTACCTGCCAACGCGGTCGAACTTGTTGTGCCAAGTTGAAGCAATGACGTATTACCTTCTAGCGCTGTGCCTCCTGATGTACCAAATCCTGGGAAGGTGACCTTCGCTGTATTGGCCGTGATGGCGGTGGCTTGCCCCGAAGTAATACCCGTCTTGGATGTGTTCGCTGTTATCGCTGACGCTTGACCTGATGTTATTGTGGTGGTGTTACCAGCCAATGCCGTCGAGCTAGTTGTGCCGAGCTCTAGTAACGTAGTGTCGCCCTCTAGCGCTGTACCTCCCGTTGTCCCAAATCCAGGAAACGTAACCTTAGCAGTGTTTGCGGAAACCGCTGAAGCGTCCGTGTAACTGACCTTCGCGGTGTTTGCAGTAATGGCACTGGCTTGACTTGATGTAATGCCCGTCTTGGCTGTGTTAGCCGTAATAGCTGATGCCTGAGACGACGTTATTGTTGTCGGAGTATTACTTAGATCGTCGTAGTCGTTCGACAAGGCTACGTCTGACAAGTCACCCGTATTTGCCTTTGCTGCTAACGCGCTTACCAATCCAGTAATTTCACTTTGAGCGTGAGAGTGAGAGGCTGGAGTAAAAGAAGAAGGTATTCCAGAAAGGCTAGAATAGGCCCCATCAAACAATGAAGTGTTGCCCTCAAGGGCAGTCCCCGACGTCGTTCCAAATCCTGGAAAAGAAGTTTTAGATGAGTTGGCGTTAATAGCCAAGGCCTGAGAAGTTGTGATAGTAGTTGTGTCCCCAGCTAAAGCTGTGGAACTTGAAGTTCCAATCTGAAGAGGAGTAGAAAACTCCAATGCGTTTCTACCTGCATTAACAACCAGAACTTGACCCGTAGATCCAAATCCAGACGGAGTGTCAGTAAGACCAATAAAAGTAGAACTACCTCCGCTGCCTCCACTTTGAGCTACAAACTCAAGGCCTGTTCCTCCAGAGTTTACGGCAAGAACCTGTCCAGACGTACCGAGAGAGGAAGGGACTTCCGCAAGGTCAGTGAGCGCCAAGGCAGACCCCCCTCCAGTGCCAAGATATATTCCGTCTTCAGCAATAAACCTCCCGTGAACAGTAAAAGAAGACTCGATGACCTGACCCGTTGATGCAGTAGCTGTAAAAAAATCTCTAGTAATGTTTGAATACGCTCCTGTTCCAACTATGGACCCAACATCAGCTCCGCTTGCGCCTGTTACCCTAACCTCAAGCCCAGAAGCTCCTTGACCAGCGCTTCTTGTTACATTAAGTTTTGAGTTGTTGTCGTCTACAATAAGCCTACCCCCTAGGCCTCTTGCCGCACCTTCGGTTTGGTGAGTAAAGATGGTTTCAGAAGATTTATCTGAAATGTCATCACCGATGACGTATGAGTCTAGTTCAGTTCTTGACTTTAGTATAGCAGAAACTTTGTCTGCTGTTTTTCGTGGAGTTGACGCAAGAGCATTGCCAGACTTATCCTTAAAGTCATCCCAAGAAGCCCTTACTATAGTTTCCCCACCTTGTTTTATTGATATGGTGTTGTTTTGTAACAGAGCGTATATATCTCTAAACTCATCGATATCGATGTACTGCTGGTCAAACTTAGCTGCAGTGTTTGTAAGCTCCAGCCTTTTTGATTCTCCGTCTTTATATACTCTTATCTCCATTGTAAGTCAGCCTAATACAAATATAGGTGATTTACACAGCTTGAGTTGAAAGGTTGCCGCTGTTGTCTACACCTAGCCTGTACTTTGTTCCGTTGGGTGAAGTAAGTACTACGTCCTCTTGAAACTCCACGTCTTGAGCGAAAACAGTCTCCCCCGAAATAGTTACTGTTGGGTACTGAACTATATTTCCTTGAGTTATGTCTATAGCGTCTACAGCAGTTCCTGTGCCAGCTCCGTTGTCTACTTTAACTTGTATCCTTCCGTAAGACCTGCCTCCTAGAGTATTTTCTGTGGTCTTTACATATGTGCCAGACTGAAACCCGATTAAAGCACTATTAGAGTCTAGGATAACAGCGCCTCCGTTGTCTACGTTTCCATTATGTACGAACTCAGTAGTCTCAGTCTTTCCCGCAGTTGTGTCTAATCTAACAGAAGTGCCTATATCTAAATTTGAAAGAAGTATATCTAACAGGGCCAAAATAACCTCCGTCCTGTTAGAACCTAGATCTTCCCCGTCTCTGTTTTTAAAACTACTGTAAACAGAAGACTCAGAAAGGGTTGAGCTTGAGGTGTAAATTATTATGTTGTCAGACTCTTCGGGGTCTCCTATAACCCCCAAAAAATCATTGTTTTCATAAGACTGAGTGGTTCCTGACGGGAATACAACTTTTATCGATCCGTTCTCTCTGTAAATTTTGTATTCGCTCATCTTAGTTGTTGTGTGGCACTAGCACGACTTCAATGTTTTGTAGAATTGCGCTATGTTCGTTTAAGAAAACGAAAGGGGAGAAGCTAGTAATAATTGCACCTTGAGCCAGGGCTCTACTAGTGCTGTTTGTAGCGTTTGTTATCCTTACACCTAACTCAACTCCTATGCCTACGCAAGAAACAGCATTTTCCGTTGCAAACAGACCCTGTCCGTACTGTTCGGAATAAAGAGCGCTTATGTCTACCTCTTGTGTCTCATTTTGAGTAGTGTCCGCAACACTAGGGTTTATAAAATTAAAAAATGCTTTCCCCCCAGTATTTTGGACCCCAAGAGAACTAAAAGGAATGTCACCTACTGTTACTACTCTCGTGCTCATTACGTTAGAGCCAAGATCGCCATTGGACGTTGGTACTGAAGAGTACTTTTTTACCCTTACAAAAGTTTGAAAATTAGACCCGCTGTTAAAGTCATTTGCTTGACTTGCGCTGAACGACAAACTGTTCCTCATTCCAGCTGAGAGAATAGGTGAAGTTCCGCTATAGGCGTTTTCATCAGTAGGAGGCTCTCTTAAAACAAGACGGCTAGGACTCCCTGGAAATGCGTTTATTGTAAAATCGTTGCTAGAGGTTCCTGAAAAAACAAAAGGGTCTCCTAATGAAACAGCATTGTCAGTGTAATGACCGTCGGAGTTGTTAGGAGGAGGATTAGCGCTAAATATAGCCACTGTTGCCGCTCCAGACGTAACGGTAGGGTCACTCAAGCTGGACAGCCCCGCTGGTTGAGATTGCCCCCAATTTGCATAAACGTAATATCTATTACTCCCTCCCCTCCAAAAGTTACTGACCTCAGAACTAAGAGTGGAATCTGGTTGGTTGGCAGAACCCCAGCTCATCGGAACAGAAACAACAGTGTCTTGAAGCTCGACTTCTGGATCCACCGTCTCCCCAAATACACCGAGAAGAGTCAAAATATCATCTACCCCCACAACCCCGTCGCCGTTAAAGTCACCACCACTTGACACCACCCCCGCAGACCCTCCATATACTGTTACATCTCCATAACCTCCAGAAACATATTCGTCAGCGATGCCAGCTCCTAGCATTGATATAAACTGGTTTACAGAAATTTTTGCATCTACAATAGCCCCACCTGAGGCCGTTATTGATATAGGGAGGTCTGTTGAGTTGTTACTTGAAAGAAGAGCCGCGTTTAGCTCTCCGTCAATAATATCTTCAGCGTTTGGAAGAGACTCTAAAAGAAGCTTAGTCTCAGAGAGCCTTATTATAGTGCCATTATCTATGTAATCTTGAATCACTTCAAGTATCAAGGCTGCGGTTTGAGCATTGTAGGTATTCGAATCCACCAGTGGGGGGGCAGCAGATGGGAAGCCACCGTTGTTCCACGTATCATCTACCACAAGGTATGCGCCGTCGTTTACTCCCGCGTAGTTGCCGTCTCCCACGTCATTAATGCCAGACACTTGAAATACATCTCCTTTTGTTAACCAACTTGCCGTACCCGACCCAACTAAAAACCCTTCTGTTGCTAAAACATTCCCGTTAAGCCAGATCACCTTTAAAGCCGAGCCGACAAACTTTAACATTGAATCCCAGTTGGCACTCTCCCCCCATTCTCCCCCAGTATGAACACTTATCTGCGGGTAGGTAGTACCCACCACAGACAAGTATCCATTAGACCGCATAAGCGGCGACAGATCGTTTCTATCTGATACATGATTAAACACGCCAAGACCTTTCACCTGCTGAGTGCTAAGATCAAGTATCGGCCCACCACACGATTCTAGTACGTCGCCGATGAATACTGGCATTACTCTACGTTGATGTAGTCGATGCAGCCCTTGATGTCGTTTGCACTAAGCTCGCTGCAATCCTCTTCTTTCAAAGTAATTTTCTCGATCTCTACCTTCTGCTTCTTGTCCAAGAGAGACCTTACGTCCTCTTTAAACTTGGCTGCGGCTTCGTCTGGTACAACCTGCTTTCCGTCCTCGTCATAAGAGGCTGTCTTAAGGTCTTCGATGTACTCGTTGCGCTTAGACTCAAACGGAGACACTATAGCCTCTAGGGATTTGATGTTCTTCGCAACCATATACGTCTGCTTAAACGGGAGCTTTGCACCCGCCACCTTATTGAAGCCTTGCAGGGCCTCAATACACTGTTCCATTGTAATCGTCATGTGAATTGAATTAGTTCCGCTAAGATACTAAATCTTATCCTATAAACACAAACTTCAGTTTGTCAGAGGCAACGACACCCTGAACCTTTACTTTTCTAGAATTCACCGAAGCCCCCTTCTTAGATTGAGGCGTAACAACCTCTCCTACCGCTGGAAGTCCGCTGCCATCTCCCTTTTGCATAACCACCGCCATTGCAATTACTGCGTCTGTATTAAGCCCGTGAGTAACCTCTATGGCGGCGTCTACGGGGGCTGTTCCAGTGCCTGCCCCATAGGTGACAGTATTTGTAGCTACCCTGCCGAAATTTCTTCCGTACACCTGACCAGAGGGTGATGCATCAGTATATACAGAGACTCCAGTTTCATCGACGATGTGAATAGAAAGCAGCTTAGAAGGAGTGACAAGAGAGGTCAACGTATCTCCACTCCCAGCATGAAGATCTGCCAAAGAAGTGATGCTGGTATCTAGATCTGTAAGTATAGTTCCTTCTTGAACTGTCCAATCGCTTCCTTCAAATTGCTTGGCAACAGTGTCGTCTTCAGCGACATCAGGATTAATGTAATAGTTAGCCAGCTTCCACTTACCCCATTTTAAACCAGCGTTATTGTCTATATCATTACCAGCCCCATATTGATATTTAATGTATGGCCTAGAATGTCTTCCGTTGTCTACGTGATGGACTCCAGCTCCTCCAGCTGTAGGAGATTCAGTACTAGCGCCATGGAAAGCCTCTATACCTGCATCACTGCCAAGGCCGCCAATAGATACGGCATCGGGGATGTTGTTTTGCGCGTCTCTAGTGATGTTTAGGGACAAAAGGTTGTCCGTAAACGTTACTGTTTGGCTCGTAGTCTGTACAAAATCGCCAGTAACGGTAAGGTTTCCGTTTATCGTAGCGTCTCCATGAGCTGTAAGTATTTGCCCAGTATTGCCCGACGCACCCATAGTGACTCCACCATTGGAAGGGGAAAGGGTGATGGCGTCAATGAGAGAAACCGTTGCGACTCCACCAGAAGTGGCGACAGAAACTTCGTTATCTGTGCCAGCTACAGACTGAACTACAGTTGGGTAGAGACCTGTAAAAACGTTAGCTGCAGTATCTGAAGACATTACTCCAGCAGACGAGATCAGCATGACGTTCCCGTCATCATTTCCTGCAACGACGGGCGCAGTAATACTTCCCGAAAAAGAAGTGTTTCCTGCAGAAAGAACAGCTAGAGTTGTATCTCCCGTTACACCAAGCGCACCCCCAATCGTCGCGCCTCCAGTAGTATCTACACTGGCTACGCTCAGGTCTGCAGTAGGAGAAACCCTAATGTGCATAGTGCCATTACCGTTGTCTACAAAGTTTATGTCTCCTGCCTGGCCAGATTCGGTGGTTAAGTTACTGAACGCCTCCCTGATTTCGAGATTGGTCGGGAACGCTATCTCATACCCATCAGCAGCGCTTCCTGATACGTCTCCAAGACGAATGTTCGCCAATACAGTAGCAGAGCCGCCTGTGATGTCGACGGGATCTGCAAGGACTGCCGCAGTAATGGCCACGTCCGAAATTCCACCTCCGTCACCCCCTACGTATTGACTGAAGTCAGTCCATGCGGCTGGCACGGCTGTAAGCCCATCTTCAGAAACCTGAAAACGACTAGTTAAAGCTGTATCGTATGCGTCTGCAGTAGCGTAACTCTCATTACCCGTATACAAAAGTACTTTTGGAGAGCCCCCTACAACGACCTGTATGTTTATATCGTTTCCACCTTGGTCTTGGGCAACAAAGTAGTTTACGTCTAGAGTCAACCCAGATACGTCAGACAAGACATTTAGAGGGCTTCCGTTTGCTACGTAAACTAAAGTGGAATATGGCTTGTACTTGCCCCATAGGTCGGACCCAAAATAATTTGTTCCGTTGTTCTGGTAAGCATCAACAAAGTTCCTTACGTCAGCAAAGCTCTGTATGTGGGTTTTAAACGACCCAAATACTTGTTCGGAATCTACTATTCCTTTATTTACAGACCCGTGTATTAGGTTTGATCCAAATAATATTGACATGTTTTCTTATGATATAACCAACTTTTGGTAAGGAAATCCGTCTCCGTCTCCAGAATCTGAAGAAGCGTAAACTTTGTAGGTAATGCTAACGCCATTCTCAAAACTAACATCTATAGCGCTCGTACCCCTTGAGTCTAAACCAGCGTCTTTAAAGTCGTTAGTTATTGTGGTAGCTCCATCGGTTATGCTGCTAAAGCTGTTCAGCGAATTTGTGTTTTCTATAGGAAACCCTACATATATATGCTTTCCCAATGGTGCAAGGAGGGGTTCGTAAGCGCCATACAAATCAGACATGCTAAAGGTGTGAAGAGAAGAGCTAAGCTTCCCCATGTTTACATACTCTATATTGGCCTCATTTGACGTGCCTCCAATAGTTTCGGAAAAGGTTGAGATAAATATACTACTTAGGGCAGATGCAAGAGTGGCTCCAGTAACGTTAACAGGGTTTACACTAGAGTACCCAATGAAGTATGGAACTTTAAATAGAATCGTAGGCTGAGTAATTTCTACCGTATTTTCAGTAACTCCAGTACCGTTGTCTATAATTTTAACTTGATAAATTACTTCGGTAACATCGGACTCTGCAATAGGATCACTTTCAGATCCAGTAGTCGTAGTGCCATCAGTAAAACTGTAGCTCCCCTCATAGGATTGCAAAGAGTCGTTTTGATTTGCGTCAATTACCGTCTCTCCACTACCGCCCTGACCATGAATCTTTTCGTAAGTAGTTTGAGAGTTTCCGTTAAGGGAAGTATACTTTCTCCAGACTTGAACCTCGCTTATTGCAATGCTAGAGTCTTGAGAGGCAGCCTGGTTAACTACAGTGAAACTTATGTTGCTCCCTATATCTCCCATTATTCTTTCGGAATCGCTAGTTTCAGAAACAGCGATAGAGCTTGGGCTTGTCCGTGCGGCGCTAAATGTTACCGAAGGCTGCTGATAAGCGTTAACCTTGTATGACCCACTCGTATCATCATCTGCAATAACGGTGACGGCAGCCTGTGTTGTACCATCGTTTTCTATGGCAGTAACCTCTATGGTGTAGTTTTCATAAACATTTCCGCTACTTCCAGTGTAAGCTGGGATATCTACGTTAACATCTGAAAAAGAAACAGACGTATAAACGTCTGGAGTGGCAGTAAAACTGTTAAGAGCCTGTATAGCGTTCGTTATATTGGTTTTTCCAGCATTGTCATAAATAGCCGTGTTAGTTGAATTGAAAATGCCTCCGTAGGTCCAAGCCGTATTACCCGCGTTTCGATCAACATAACCTAAGGTGGTGCTACCCCTCTTGATTTCTATTCTCTTGACACCGCTATTTACTGTAGCTGTATTATCTCCAGTTATAGTGTTTCTATTTCTGTTTCTCACTTTAAATGTCAGCCCTGCAGTCTGATCATTGCGGACTGAAGTGGAGTACTCAAAGGTCTCGGCTACCCCGCTATTAAAGCTAATATCAGTTGATACGAACTCTTGATATTTAGTGAGGGCGTCTTTAAGAGCGTCCAATGCTGTCTTGCCGTTCCACGGAAGCAAGTCGTTGTTGTCATACTTGCCGAAAGTCCTTCCGTCCCCTATGTTAACGTACAGGTTAGAGTCAAAAATCGGGGTGTCACCAACGTTCTTCCAGTGAACAGAGCTTCCGTCAGCTATATCGATAATCTTAGCTGCCTGAACTGGGTTGTCCTGGGCCGTAAAGATGTAAACCTTACCAGTGGCCTTATTTACAAGGAGCACACCAGGAAAGACTTTGTTTACCAGATCTGGGTGGATGGCCGCTGCATCCTGAGGGTCTACCACATCATTGAGGAGATCAACAAAAATGACACCCTTCGAAGTGTTTTCCGAAAGGTCTATAATCGGATAGTCCGAATTTGAACTTCTTAGTTCGTCACCGAAATAAATTGCCATTAGCTATCTAGTTTTATCTGTAAATCAATCTTTATCTTTTCGCTGAACGCCCCAGGAATACTACCCCTGTAATATTTGACAGGAATAGAGTTCCTAGTGTATGAGCTTCCATCTGGAAATTGATTTCCCAAATATACTATAGAATCGTTTAGAGAATATACTCCAGACCCTGCAGTAGTTGCGGCAGCTTCATCTATTTTAAATTCGTCAGGTATCTCTATGATTAAGTACCTATCTGAGTCATAGACAGATTGAGATGAATCATTTTTAAAGTCAATGATCACCTCTTGGACCTCAGAGACAAAGTCTGTCATTACATCGACGTATTGATCTTCGTTGGCGTCAACGAGTAAAACTCCTGTAAGGAGAACAGAATTTTCGGGGTCAAATACGTTTGCCGCATCACTTAAAAGAGAACTTAGATTGGACGCTTTTGGATCTGCAGAAACACTAGTGAAGCACCTGATTTTCTTCCCTATGTAAAAGTCAAAGCTTTTGCTTGACGCCTCGGCCTGATCTGCACCTCCGTCATTCCATACGTAAACGGTCTTTAAAGTCTTTTTTCCTAGCGTCGAGTAGTTCAAGTTTATACTTGTACTTAACCCCCCTTCATTTACGTTTACAGTGGATGTAGACGGATAGTTTGTCCACCCATTTTCTGGCGGCTGAATAAGAGGGTTTGCGACTTGAAAAGACTCATCCCCTGAGGGGGACATGTATTGAATGCTCATTACCGAATTTGGATTCATCAACTCCATGTCAGAAGAAGTGATAGTGACAGAGTTGAACAGCAATGGGTCTCCTATCTCAAACTTGTATTCGTGATCTTGATACTCTATAAACTCACCTAAAACCTCCTCGCCAAAGGAAGCTGAAGTTATTTGAGGGCTAGGCTCCAAGTTTATGGTTAGCATATCCCTTACTATATCCTCTATCTCTGTAAGCTGAGAATACACTTTCCTTGACTCTGCTTCTCCGACAGGGTTTGTTACAGTAAGATTCTCAGTCAAGAAACTACTTCCAGAACCAGATATCCCTGGCTCCCCTTTCTCTCCTTTATCTCCTTTAGCCCCCTTCCCAAAAACATCTATAGACCTAGATACAGGAGCTATAGAAACCGATGTAGACGAGCTAGGAAGGACAGATACAGAAACTGAACTAGAAGTAGCTGTAGACACTGTTTTAGCAGCCCCAGAAGGGACTGTTACTTCAGCATACTTAGACCCAGAAAGCACCACGACATAGCTCTCCCCGCTAGAGGCGGAGATGCTTATGTTATTGTCGTCAGTGACTTTCATTAGCTAATCTTTTTTACAATCAAAAATGTTCCATTAATAATTTCAGCCGAAACTGAAGCAGTACTAAACTTGGCAGAAAGATTGAATTTTATCACGTCTCCTTCTTCTAAGTCAAGTAATCTCGTCAGAGAAACCCCTCCTTCATTAATGTTACTTTGAGAGGTGTTACTATGTCTTGTGGAGTAATTACTGGCCACCCCATGAACGTCATCTACGAAAGTATTAAATTCCGCACTTGCATCGTAGTCAGTACAAACTGAAGCCTTTATAGTCAACCCCACTCTCGCGTTGTTGTTTGCGGATGAAGATGAAATTACTCTGCTGTTACAAGTGACCTCATATATTCCGCTACTTGGAATTGTTATAATGCTTGGGCTACTAGAATTGTGCTGAATCTGTACTTCGTTTATAGAGGGGGTGTCAAAGGTTAAATCGTGGCTCGTTACAGAGCCAAAACCAGTTGAGCCAAACTCAAAGCCCATAGTAAATGAGGGGTGAGCGTCAAACTGAGAAACCAGTACAGCTGACCCTTCAGAACCTTGAGGCCCTGTGGCCCCATCTTCGCCATCAGACCCAGGCTCCCCGTCTCTGCCTTTAAATATATCTACCTCTACCTTCATGAGGCTGTTATCGCCACATCACCATTGATAATAAAGCTTCCGAACAAAACAGTTGTGTGTGGGCCGTCTACGTTATCTGTAGCTGTATTTGGGCCAACGTACTGAAGGTCGTAAGTATAAGACCCTGGGTCTACCGTCCTCATCTCAGTGGCTGGGACGGTTATTACTACAATTCCAGTTTCAGCATTAGCTGTAAGGCTAGTATTAAAAACAAAGTCTGCCGTATCGTTGGCTACACTTGTTCCGTGACCAACTCCAGTCGTTTCATCAGTTCCTATTACAATCGGCCTATTTCCGTCAGCGGCTTTTCTTCCGCGAACCTGCATAGTAAACTTATAGAATTCACTTACTAAAGGCAAAACCACCCCGTCAGAATCTTTAAGTGTAAGACTCATGTTAAAGGTGTCACCCCTCCTACATGTTATGTCCAGTCTAGACGACTGGTCTAGATCAACCTTGGCCATTTTGTATAATGTTGTTTATGATGTCTTGAGACGAATTTTCTTCTTTCGCTACTTCCGCAGCCTCAGGAAGCTCTCCTCTATCGCCTTGTCTTTGAGAAATAAGTTTGCTCTGTTCAGCCGACTGCTTTTTTACTCTTTCGTCTTTTCTGTCTTCTTTCAAGACTTCAAGTTTTTCTTTAAACTCAGCGTCGTCAGTCTTAAATCCTAAGGTCGCTTGAGCCTTAATAATTTCTATCTCCTTCCTGTGCTCATGCTTAAGCACTTCCATCTGAGATTCCAACTGAGACTTCATTTGCTCCATTTGAGCATCAATCTGAGCTTTAGCTTGCATCTCCTGCATTTTAGCCTGGCTTTGGGCTTGAGAAGCTTGAGCTTGAGCCTGGGCCTGCATTTGAGAGTTCTGCTGCGCAATCTGCTGGTTTGCAGCCATTCTCTTTTTTCTCCTCACGACTAGAAGCCTCTCAGCTTGATTTATGTCCTTTAGCTGTCTGATAGCAATAGCATCCTCTATGTCAAGCTCTTTTTGAGCAAGGGATACCTGTATATTCTGCTCTAAATACTGCTTCTCTACCTCCTCCATCTCCTTTACCACTTGCACACCAAAGTTGTACATAGACAGGCTCTTAAAAGAGGACAGCGTCTTCATGTTTTCTTTTCCTATCGCGTTTTCGTAAGCTTTATGAAGAACCGACTCGACGGGTATAATTTGAAGGCACTTGACGATGTCAGAGCAGACCTTCTTAAACAACACCATAGAGGAGTTGGTTATGTCATATATGGCATTATTTCCCGCAGCTATAGCCTGCTGCCTAACCCCAACCAGAGCATCGCCTTTAGGTGACGACCCATCCATAGCCTCATTGATCCCAGTGGCATCTCTAATGAGCCTTAGGTAATGGTTATACAAAGCGATGAACTCATTTATATTCCTGATACTGTTTCCTATCTCTCGAATAGGAGGGTTTTGAAAACCTCCCTCTGGGTTTTTACTTCTGTAGTAGAACACACCAGTCTGCTCGTAAATATCGTGAAGCTCTAAAGGCTGAAGCTCTCCTCCCTTTCCTAGCTGAACGTTCTCAAGACCTTCAATGTCAATGATTATACCATCTGGCTTAGCTTTAGCGATGGCTTGCTGTATTTTAAGGTGCGTAAGCTGAAGTTGATCCGCAAAACCTATGCAGCTGTCAACCATAGACTTAGGGATCATATCCTCTATGTTTGTAGCTACAGCTGAATAAGAAAGGTTAGCACGAGAAATGTCATGCATATTTTTAGGGATATTTGTCTTCAGGCCATAGTCAAACAATTTGTCGCAACCCATTATAAACTTCCCTCCATACACTACCTCGTTTTCAAGGCACTCCATATTTCTTTTATACACAGAGCTAGATGACTGCTTGTAGCTATCCCCCTTAAAGTAAAACCCTGAGTTCCCATACCTGCTCTCCTTTTCTTCGAAGAACATCTTGTCTACGCTTTTAAACTCAAAGTCCATGATCTCAACCATGTACTCGTCATAACCAAAAGATTGTTTGTTTAACCTGCTGTCAAACTTAGTCCTATTGAAGTTTGTGGTGTCGTAGTTATACTTCTTTGAGGCCTTCTCTGCAATCTCCTTGTACTCCTCTTCCGTAAACTGAGACCCCGCTATTCTTTTTAATTCCTGGATAGGAACCATATAAGTATGACCAGCGTAAACTACATCTCCAAAATTAGGGTCTTCCGTTCTGCTATGTATAAATCTAGCGGGATCTACATAACTTGTTTTTATCCCGTAGCTAGGATCATTAGACCTTTTTACTACAGCCATTCCTAGTACAGCTATGTCATTTACACACCTCCGATATATAGAGTCATTAAAGTCATTCCACTTTAGTGTCATATTTGTGGCTATCTGAGCGGCCACTTCAGAAGAAGACTTTATGTTATTCCCCATAAATATTTCTGCCTCTTCAAGGGTCTCTGGAATTTCTTCCATTTCGGCAACGTCAACTCCAGTTTTTTCTTTGATTGCCTCCAGCTTCTTTTTGTTCTGGACGGCCATTTCAACCTTTTTTCTTTCTATGTCTTTTTCACTAGACGACAGAGGGTCAACTGCCTCAAGGTTAGGATATGGCTCACTAGAAAGTATCTTGTTTACTACAATTCTAACAAATTTGGGGAGAATAGGCACTGGACTAAAGTCCATGTTTAAGAAACTGCCGTCTGAGTTGCTAGGGTCAAGGCTGCTCAGTAGCTGCCTGTATATAGAAGTATCTTGTGTCCCGTTAGCGTACTTTCTATTTTTCTCAAAGGTTCTAGACCTTTTATTTAGCGTAGAGTTTGAATTTTCAGAACTCCCCCACTGATTTGAAATAGCTTTCGCGTATTTCAGGCCGTAACTTTTTTCTGACTTTAACTCTTTTGGAGCTAAGGGGTCAGGAAAGTTGATACTATTTTTTCCCTGATTGCCGTGCATCTATCGGCAAATATAGTGAAACTAGCGATGCCACTCTTTTATCTTAGACTTCCTGAAAAACTTCTTGTCGTTGAAATTCGAGGTCTTTTTTAATTGCTTTGATTTTTGAGCAGCAAGAAGAGCCAACCCAGAACTTATTGTAAGGTCATACTTTGTTCTGTTGGTTATTTTGTACCCTATCCAGTCCTCTAAAGTCCTGTTAAAATACATGTTCCCGAAGTCAGCTGTTTCTGGCTTTACACCTACGTGATTATGAATATATGTTTCTATCGCATGAGCATGAGCCTGAATAACGTCCTGAGAGTTAGAGGGTATTCCTTTTGTTTTCACGTTTGATTTCGTATTAGCCGAAAGCAAGTGAGCTGGCCTATCCATTAAATATCCATCATATCCTCTTGTCTCAAAATACCGAACTATACCGTATTTGTTGTTTTCTACAAGTAATGGATATCCGTAGTAGAAAGAAGCCATTAAAACGTCTTCATAGAAAATGCTGGCTAAGTCTGGTCTTGAGGCGTACTCCAGAACAAACATGCTGTCTGGAAAATCACTGTTCATACTAAACTTGTTATACAAATGAAGGGCTCCTTTAGATCCCCTTCCGTCAACCGTCTCATCCAAGTCATACGAGTCTACACCCCCAACACCATACTGGTAATTTAAAGGCTTTTTCTTTCCTCTATCTTCAGTATACTTGTTTCTATGGCTGGTCGGTGGTTGCCAAGACAGCTTAAATCTCCCCCGTGGGTCGGGTGAAAATATAACCTCTTTGTCTTTCACCTTCCACATAAAGTTTCCAGTGACTACTGGGTCAGGGTAAAGGTTGTTATTCCAATCAACCTGCTGGTATATTTTTCCAATATTGAATATACTCCCCTCTATGCTGTCTCGAAACGCCTCCTCTTCCGTAAGAGGGAATTGTCTTATGACCTCGTTAAGTTCAGATGGATCGTGGTTTAAGCTCTGTCTTTCGTTTTTTAAATACTCTAGACTGCCCTGCCCTACCATCTCCCCATCTACCCCCATAACCTGATTTCCATCAGACAGGCTATCCAAAACAGGATTGCCATACTCATCAAAAAACCCTTCAAGAGCATAAGAAGCAGGGATAAAAATACGATATAGGCCGCTTCGGGTTCTTCCGTTCGCGTTTCTTTCTCCTGGGTCTGAGTCCTCCCAAAGGTTTTTATATTCTTCACCTCCTTTATTCATTGGGTTGACGGTGCTGCCAACCATTGCTTTTCCCACTACCCTTTTACCAACGATAAGACATGTCCTTTCAATTCTCCATGCCTCCTTTATGTCTACTGGCTTCTCCCATTTTCCTGCCTCGTCGAGGTACAGCATGTGCAGCTTTTCTCCGTCGTAGGCATTATTGGTTGTGTTTTTCCAGTTGATGATAGTGTTGAGAGCGTCCCCCTTTTGTGACGTCTTATTCTTCTTGGTGATTCGTTTTGATGGTTCCCGAAAAGCGAGTTCCATACGTGGGTTCGTAGTGCCATCCTGAATAGGTTTAAAGAAGAATGGGTAACTCCGAAACATCGGAATTACTTTCTTCATGAATATATTCTCCTGAGCATCCTTACCAGTCTTTGACTGGATGCCCAAGAGCTTGTCTTTAACTTGCGTAGCCTCGTCAACAAGTACAGAGGCACAGATATTAGTATAGCCAGAACGCCTACACTTAGTATATAGCTGACCGATACAACGGGAATCAGCTTCACACGCAGCCATGTGAATAAATATCTCACGCTGGAAGGCAAGGTACGAAGGAAATCCGATATCAATCTTACTCCACTGAAGGAACATATAGTGCCTCCCTGTAATGTACGTAGGCAAGCCATTGTTGTAAAACCAAACACCGTTACGCCTGCGCTCAAACTCCTTTTCGATATAAGCAGAAAACTTCTTTCGAAATTCGGAAGGCTTTTCGAACCACTCATCCATACTTCTAACCCTCGACAACTCCTGGGGCATAGGTATGCGTTTCCACATCTGCATCCCTTTTGGCTTGTCATGGAAGAGTATTTCAGATCGCTTTGGCTTTTTCGGAAGACCAATGTCAAGGCCGTGGAACTCAAGTACCTCTCCTTTTTTGCCCTCAGGGTCCAGCCAAATAGTGTCATCGGACTTGTCCATACCTGTTGCTTCTAAATGAAGGGACCCCAGACTTTTTGTCTAATAGCTCCATGTACTTGCCGCATTCACACTTTACGTCGTGGCGGACAACACCGTCTATAACCTTAATGGTTACCCCAGACACTTCAGACTCCTTCCCGCACTCACACTTGTATTTACTCATTATAAATTTAATTGTACCCCCACCTGGACTCGAACCAGGGACCTACAGCTTAGAAGGCTGTTGCTCTATCCAGCTGAGCTATAGAGGCGTAAGTTAATTAACTAAAGTTACACTCCCTTTAAGTCTTATCGACACTTCCCTTTCCCCCCTAGCGTTTATAATCCAGGAATAAACTCCGTTAGGCGAGTAGTGACTTCCCTCATAAACAGACCCGTCCCACTTTTTAGACGGGTCATCCGACCTAAATACTATGTCTCCCCATCTACTGAACACAATCATTTCCCACTCTATCCAGTGATTAGGATCTTGTGTCACAGCAAAAAAGGCATCGTTTACACCGTCGTTATTGGGTGAAAAAGCATTAGGCACATATATAACTTGCTCTTGTCCTATTCCTGGGGGGTCCTCGTCACAAAGGTCCCCTGTGATACAATCGATCCATATTTCTTGGACTACGTATTCGTATATGGTGTCTTTTTGATACACATATGTGGTGTCAAAAACGTATGTGGTGTCGTTTACATACACGTATGTGGTGTCATATATATACTCTGACTCATACAAAGTATCTGTCAAATACACCTCTATTGTATCGGGAGGCAGCTCTACATACTGAGTCAAAGTATCTACTTGATACACAGTATCCGTAGTGTAGTACCATACGTCAATATACAGGGTGTCAGTTAAATACGTGGTGTCGTTAAAGTAATACTCTATGGTGTCTGGGGGTAGCTCTACATAAACTGTATCTACTACATAAATCGGATCTTCCTGTTCGCAGGACACCCACCAGTTTTCAAGCTCCTGGTCAGGATACGAGCCTGTAGAGCCCCACTCAGTTCCATCCCCGTTGACTCCTGTAGTAGCCCATCCTCCATCGGCAGCATACCATGTATTGGAGTAGTTTATTTGCCAAACTACAATCTCAATGCACTCACCTAAGCCGACCCAATAGTCTATAAACTGTGGGGCGCAGCAGCTCTGTCCCCCCGTCAGAAAAGGGTCGTTCTCACAGTCCGTTTCATAGGGGTTGTCTAACTGCATTACCACCGTGTCTCCAGAGTACAGCGGCATATCTATATCAAAGTCACTTCCCCAGTTACTGAGCATGGAGTTTAAGCTGACCCCATAAGTCCATCCCAAGTGATTGGAATTGGGTGACATATCACAAGGCCCAGGGGGGTCCCAAGCCTCATCAACCCCTGGGACGTGCATCCCAATCATCAGCATGTTTATTGCCCCTGAAGTAGCCTGATAGCCCTGCATTCCGCAACCTTCGCTATTGACTATCTCTAGAGTCACCTCGTAGGTGTTTAAGTTGACGTCAATAATGTCTACATCACATTGGGCAGAAGAAGCGGTACTCAACACAAGTAGACAAATGGCAAATAGTCTTTCTTTCATTCTATTCAATTATGTCGGCGAGGTGGGGATTGAACCCACATGTGACCGATTACTCTTTCTACAAGATATAAGCTTGAGGAGATACTCACCGATGTTATCACTTACTGCTTCTTTTTTTAGGCCTGTTGTTTGCCCTGTTTAAAGAAGCCTTAATAAATCTCTTTATCTTACCACCTTCGTGAGCGGCGTCCAAGCCATCACCGTTACCATACGTCCCCTTTTTTCGGTTATGCTGATTGAGTTCCGCTCGGTACTTTTTAGCAGCCTCGGTTTTACCGTACTTTTCATACTCTTTTTTGTAATTCCTAGCTTTCATACTCTCCGTTCCATTCCTCGTTAAAGTAAACGTGGTTATTGTTAAGCGAAGATACCCAATTAAATGATCCAGAATATAGAGTATGGTCACTTGCTGAATTTCTCCGCAAACCCTCCTGAGTAGTCTTTATCTTCTTCAATTTTTCCATTTTCGCTTAGTTCTTTCACCATTTGCTCAAGAGATTGTCTTTCTCTAATTAAGTCCTTGCAGTCTACAGCGGTCTGCTTAACTGACTGAAGTTCTGCCTTGCGAGCGCTTCCGTTTACGTCCTGGTCTACAGGTTTTTTCACTTCTTCAATCATGTTCGATATAGCTATAGCCATAGCGTCCATAAGCTTTATTGCGGCCTCAAGGGTGCTGAACCTTGTAGAGGAGTTCCGAGATCGCGACCCTGTAGTATTCTTTGTCATCAATTTTAATTCTGTAATCCCTGTTTTTCTTAAACCCTACAATATCTCCTTTTGATACACCTATAAGTTTCAGCTCAGGGGTAGAAAAAGAAACTACCCCCTGGGTTACTACTTTCTCTTTTAAGTCTACAACCTCTATTATTTCAGAAGGTCTTTCAATATCTTCTTCAACAGGCTCAAGTAGACTCCAGCCCTTAAGGGGGCGGACAATATTGTCTTCTTTGCTTTTGTATGCAATCGCTTGGCTTGAAGCCGCATGATTGTCATCGTAGTTGACGAGGTAGTGATTGTCTTCTTCAACAAGTGGGCTACCACCATGTATAACCACGTGATGATGAAAGTAAACCGTATCTCCAGCCTTCGCGCCAGTTTCATGCTTAAGTGGAGCAGAGACCACAATGCCCTCCGTAGTTCTTCTTTCAAATTCATTAAACTTAGTCTCTATAAAAAGTTCTAGCCCACTTTCCGTTTTAATGGTGTCCTGAAGCTTATTTTCTATCTCTACAACAAAGTCTGTAAGTGACTGCATTTATTAAAAGTTCAAATCGTATTCAAGAAGGCAGGGCATATCGTCTATTGCTTTCCACAATACTGTTCCCTCATCATTCTCTATATATACTAAGTAACGGCATTTTCCGTGCTTATGCAAATAAGACTCGTCTTGGATTATGGCCGTAACCTTTCCGTCACCAGCTCTCATTCCGCAGTAATAGGCCATCCCGTTTTTAGGGTCTTTACCTATAACTATCTTTCTAATTAGTCCATCCATTAGTTTAGTGATATACCAAGGTCAGAAAGCAAGTCGTCTAGATCAGAAGGCTCATCCTCAAACTGGGCGCTCATTATCTCCTTAATTATCTCTAGCTCGTCTCTACTGTCTAAGTTGTAGCTAAACACACTTTTTAGCTCTACCGAATCCCCTTCTTCTGGCTCTTTACTTAGGTCTGTGTCTAAAACCCCTATGACAATAGAGGACATTACTTTATCTTCATACTCGTATGAACGGATTAATTCCTCTATTTTAGAGACTAACTCGTATACCTCAGAGATAAACTGCTTGTCTTTTGAATTCATTTACTAAAGATACATACTAATGCCAAGATCTACAGTTAGCAAAAAGAAGATGTTTAGGGAGTTTTCTGTGCTAAAAGACAAGTATATAAGCAAAAACCACCTTAAAAACCTTCATTCGTCAAGAAGAGACTTCTGCGACCACAATCAAATACTCTGGAGCCACCTAGAATTTCTTCTGTGGGGATACGACCTAGAGTTTTTTACCATAGACTACGCCGCGTCAGAGTACGGAATGAATAGAAGCAACATGGCCAACAGAGTGATATACCCTCTAGCTCAGCAAGACCTTATTTACAAGCACTTTGAAAGGCTCACCCCTTCTAAAAACATGGATGACCACTTATTTAGAGAGGAAACTAAGTATAACTATAGAGTGCGGTACGGACTGTCTCAGAAAGCTAGACTTATGGTGCAACGGTTTTACCAAACCCTATAGGTTGTTCCTGGGTACTTGACGTCCTTGTACGCCTTTAAGACTCGACCTCTGTTTTCGGATGGAGAGTTGTATGAGACATGAACCCAGTCGGGATTGGTGTCATCACCAAACTCCCATATGAGCTGATCGAAATCCAAGCACTCTTTGATATAGAAGAATATGTCTGCATTACTTATTTTCCCAAATACATCAGCATCCAAATCCAAAGCGCGACCTTGACAATGCTGAGAGGTAGCGCTGCCCCCAATCGAACTGTTGAGCTTTGGGGATCTGTACCCTGACGACACGTATATCGGGACTTCAAAGTGATCTCGGAGAGGTTGAAAGACATGTCCTGCTACTAGCTTGAGGTTAGTTATCTGAGGGTCGTCAGGCGCGTTTTTTAGTCCTAGGCGCTTTGCCGTCGTGCTTCTTACCGCCTCTCTTAGACTCAAATTTTTGGACAATTTCATTCTGCTTTTTGTTAAAGTCTTTTTGTTTCAATCTTGGATTAAAGTATCCTTTACTGCCCATAGTTAACACCGATTAACAAGGCCAAAATTTGGAAATACGAGAAGTTATTCATAGACTGAGATCAGCGAACAAAACTAAGCACTATGAAGCACATCATCACCACCCTATTATTAGCAGCCACGACTGCAATCAGCGCACAGACCATCTTTTTTCAACCCTCAGACTATAGCTTACCTGCAGCTACTCACGAATGGAGTGTAACGGTAGTCTCTAACCTAGGGGTAGCTCAAAACATGTACGAGGGGATGGTTCAGTCAGAGACATTGATCTTAACTGACCTCGACACTAATTTCAAGGAGTACATCTTTACCCACTACATCGACGGGCAGTTAGAAGAACAGTTTGTGTACGACTGCCAAGTCCAGCAGGTGCACCCAGAAGTAACTACGATTACAGTAGCTACGGTAGTAAAGTAACCAAAACCGCATACTAAGAGAAAAGCCCCGTGAGGGGCTTTTTCTTTTTAGTCATCTTCTGTAGTTGCTTAAGCCACGCAGTAGGCCTTTGACTCCCGCTTTCTCTCTATCTTCTCTAAACTCCTTGTTCTGCTGACGAACCGTGTCTCTCATGCCCCCCATTTTACCTTGTGCTGCAAGAGAGCGCATGATCGCGTTCTGTGCAAATCGGTTAAAGTCTGGAGCTCCCGCCCCTTTAGCTTGTGTTTCTTTGAGGTAGTCGCTTTTGTAGATGCTGGCCGCCTGACGAGGCGACACAGGCTCCCCGTCAGCAAAGAACGTAGGCTGAACCATTCCGTTCTGCTCCCTAGTAGATACCGTAATTCTCTTTCTGCCGTCCTTGATCTCACCACCTTGCTCGTAGATCTTACCTCCGTACTTCATGCCTTGGGCCTTAGATCCACCTGCACCACGAGACTGGTTCAGCATTTCCATAAGATCCTCTGTTTCACTGGCTCCTGGACCGCCTTGAGCTTCGTTACGCATCTGCTGACCACGAGATTGACCTTCGAAAGTAGCTTCATCGAGAACAAAATCCCCGTTTTCGTCTTCTACGATAGGATAGTCTTCGTCAGCGATCATCATGCCGCCGTTCTCATCCTGAGAGACAGCGTATTCGTTCCAGTTCCCGTAGACTTTTACCTGCTCCCCGTTAGGGGCATCGTACATAACAAACTCCCGATCTCCGTCACGCTCTACAGGAGAAGTGTACTGACCAGCCATACTAAAGCTGTTCTGCCCTCCTTTCTTTTTCTCCATTGCTTCGCGAAGCTTGTCCGCCATGCCACCTGAGTTCATCATGATAAGCCTTTTAATTTTTTGTTCAACGTAGTCTTAGCTCGGTTTCCCATAACACCCACTCTTTTCTTAGGGGTGACCACTTTAGACTTCTCTCGCTTAGAACGCTTGTTAATACGTGCGGCCTTTCTATCTGCTCTCACATCCTTGCGGTCAGCACCCTGAGCTACAGTCTTAGGTCCGCGCTTTACCGCAGACACTGGCTTCGGTGCTGTCTTAATAGTAGGCTTAAGAGTAGGCTTAGAAGCTGGCGTCTTAGCAGAAACTTTAGTAACGACCTTCTTCTCGACCCTGGAAGGAGCGTTCATTTTCACTACACGCTTATTTGCTGGTTTCGGGGCTGCCTTTACGCTGGGTCTATTTGTAGGACCCTTGCCGTAAGCGCTATTGATCTTGTTCTGAGCAGCATTGTACTCTGGAGATCCCTTTGTGGCGGAGTTTCGGGCTTTAATGTATGAATCCAACTTGGGATCTTTTTTCTTAGCATCTGCGTAAGAAGATTTCTTGGCCTTTGGTTTTGCTGCTGGAGTAGAAGTCTTAGCTTTTGGCTTACCGCTTACCGCGTTTGCCGCTTTCGCTTGAGCTTTTCTAGCAGGAGCCAATGCCCTATCCGCTGCCGATGCAGCTTTCCCCTGAACTTTCTGAGCAGGAGCCAATGCCCTGTCCGCTGCTGAAGACGCTGACGCCTGTGCTCTTTGACCAGCACTCCTTATGGGCTCTAACGCAGAGTTAATTGCCCCCCTTACTCTGTCTGCAAAGTCAGGAGATTTCTTTTTGGGATCAGCCATTAGTTCTTCTTTCTATCAGCGATGACCATATTTACCAAGCTGTCGATATATCCGAATACCTGATTGTCCTTGTCCGTTGGAGTAAGGTTTACCACCACCTTGATGAGGGCGAGAACTCCGATTACGAGCTCAGCGAGATTGTCAAGAATAAAATCCATGAGACAAATATATTAGATATACAGACTCAAGTAGAGACCTACCTGTACTTACTCTGTCGCTTATCTTTCTTTACTAGGCCTGACTTGCTCTTCTTGAGCTTGTCCTTGATCTTAACCTTAAAACCTTCGCCTTCTCCCTTGGCTTTGAACTTAGTGACGCGCCCCCCGCGCTTCTCCACCTTCTTGCCTTCTACTTGGATCTCCTTACCGTCAACTTCAACGCCGAAGCCTCCCTTAGTAACCTTTCTTTTCTTAGCTCTCATCTTGTAAACTCGTTAGGGTGTATTCTAAAATTCATCCTGAAGTCGTCGTTCTTGTTATAATCCCTATCTCCTTCTTCCCCGCTCCTAACTCTGTTCCTTAGCTCCCTGTACCAGTTGCTGTTCTCCCCTTCTTTGAAGTTTCGTTCTCCTTTATTCCAATCGTATACGTCTGTATAGATGTACCCCCCAGGGTTTTCTGGGTCAGGCCAGTATCTGCCTCTTCCTATTGTGGTGGCCAGCCTGTACAAAGGGTCTGTAGCCGTGTTTACAGCAATTTCCCTTAGAGATCCTTCTGCCCCCCTGTTTATCCTGTTGGCTATTTCGGGGTTGTAGTCGGTGTACTCGGTCCCTCCTGTATTCTTTCCCGTCCTCTCTACTGCATTTTGGATTACATTGAGGAGCATTCTCCTTTGCTCTTTGTCTAAAGAAGAGTCACCCATCCTTGCCGACCCTGTCTCTTTGTTTACTAACTGACCCAGGTTGTCTGGAAGGAAATGCCTAACCAACCCCTCCTTAAAGCTTGGATCCACATGACTAAAGGTCTTAGACTCCTGAAAAGCCTTCTCTGTGACCTCCCCCCAGTCCCCATCTATGTCTGATTCAGAGATTAAACCTTCCTTAAAAAGGATCTTCTGGAACTCTATTACGTCCTCTTTAGGTAGCCCCCTTTTGCTCACGGACTTAGTGAACCCTGGGGTTTCTTTATCAGATCCCACCCCCATAAATGGCCTTAACATGCTCGATAGGCTCATGCCTGCTTCACTTACGGGTGGACCCTTAGTCTTGTGCTTCCCGCTCTCCAACTCCTTGAGAAGTTGCTTAACACGGGGTCCTTTCTTGGCCTTCATAGCACAAATATAACAAGATAGTTCTTGCGCCACTCACAGCATTAAGTGTAACAGACTCTTGACTCCTCAACACTACCAAAAATACTTTGGAGGCTACTTACAGAAGCTTTTGAAGTGTCATCCGCTAGGCTGCTCAGCGAAGTTACAGCAGAAAATTGACATATGCAAGTCCTGAAGGTTCCCTTGAACGCACCAAGCCTAACCACCTGTCATGGAACAGGGTACCAGCTTAAAAAAGGGGTGAGTAATACAGATCCTGGGGACTATACATATGCATCACCGCTCGCGCACGTAACCCGAAACGCATTACGCAACCCCGCCCCCCTCACAACCCGCGCCGCTCCGCCAAGAGTTTCAGCTTTTTGCCATAAGCCACTAGGACTCAACGATTTAAGGCAGGTAGAGTGCAGCACCGCTTTAGGTCGATTGTCATAGCGTAGCTATCAAGATAGACAAGACAACCACCCCTCACCCCTTACAGCCACAAAACCACACTCCATTCCGCCTGCATTATACACGCCGAATCACACATGGTTTCACACAGGAAGCTTTGCTTCGCGATGGCTTCGTTGGTTGACGTTTATCCCAGTCCTATTTGGCCTCCATTGCTTGGCTGTTCTGGGCCTCCCGTCATGACGCATCAGCTGGGCGCGGCTCATGTGCACATCATGCGAATCTTCGGCGCCTGTTTCCCCGTGCATAATGCGGACGCGGAAATCGCACAGGAAGATTCTCCCTTCAATTTTGCCCTTATTTCGAAAAGTTGTCCATATCTTTGTGGTCTCAGCAACACCGCTGGGATTCAGAAACACTGACACATGGCAAACATGACATACACACTCTCTGCAAAGCAGAAGTCCTGCATCACCCTCCAAGGCCGTAAGGCCGCTAACAAGGCTCTTTGGGCCGCTGAGAAAGCCGACCTCAAGGCGCTGTCTGTGTGGGAAGCTAAAAAGCCCCGCAAGGCGAAGAAGGTCACCAAGCGAGCCGAGAAGCTCAAGGCGGCCTCCATCCAAGCGGTCTTCGACTCTGTGTCTGACACACACAGCAGAACCATTAAGGTTCTCCCCACGAAGCCCATTGACCAGAAGGTCCAGTCGGTCGCCACCAAGTCGCTGAAGCGGAAGGCCAACAAGTCCGCCAAGGACTCGAACGGGAAGCTTGAGGCTCAGGCACAGAAGCAGAGCTTGAGACAGGCAGAGACACGAGCCGCTAAAGCGGAGCGGACAAAGGTTGTCTACGACATCGACACAGACACACGGAAGGAGGTCCCCAACCCTCCTGCCAATCCTCGGAAGGCTCATGTCATCACACAGACATGGATGGACTACGCCGATGTCCCATCTCACTTGGACATGGATGACGCTGTCCGCTACGCCGCCCTTCAGGATGGCTACGGCCAAGCCGCTGACGAAATCTCAATGGATGATTGCCTCTGAGACATCGACACAGACACACATGGTGCAAGGAGGGGTTCGACTCCCCTCTGTGTCTCTCACAAATACATACACAAACATGACAAACATGACAGATACACTCACACCGCTCCAAGAGGAGCTCACGACTCAGCTCTACACCCTTCGGACTTGGGATGACATCAGGTTCTTTGTACTCACTAGCTTCCCTCCTGCATCAAGGAGACGAGTCATGACGATGCTCCACTCATGTCCCATGGACTTCGACCACATCGAGTGGCGCGGCATTGTTGACCAAGGAATCCGCAAGTTCCTCTGACACACA